GGTGGCCGCTGAACAGTCGCCTGTGTTGGTGGCCGCTGATTGGTCGCCTGTGTTGGTGGCCGCTGAACAGTCGCCTGTGTTGGTGGCCGCTGAACGGTCGCCTGTGTTGGTGGCCGCTGATTGGTAGCCTGTGTTGGTTGATTTCGCGTCCTTAAAATTCACTTTATCCAATATGAATTTTACTCCAGCCTTAATCAATCCATTAAGACCTATTTCTGCCGATATATGTATATGCGATGTGGCGACTTTACAGTCCTCATTCGCTTGATCGACAATCCCACCACCTTCAACCTCACAATATCTGGAATCGCTTGGCGAATAATATCTAAACACGTCAAAAGGGTCCTCGCAGAAATGGAAACCTCTCTTGCAACACTTAACTTCTCCTTCTTGTTCGTAATCCTTTCCAATCTCGTATTGGAATCCACGGCATTTAAGGTCTTTATCAAAACCTTTGAAACCGCGAATTATATTATCTTTCTTACTCATAGCTTTTTATATTAGTTATTTGAAAGTTAATAAATCCTTGCGGTGGGGTCGCACATATCATCCAGTGTGCGTACCTTGCGCCATCGCTTTGCTCTGTTTTTGTTAGCATATACGGCCATTGTCGAAATGTAGCACTGGCAAGCAGGAGTGAATGGCGATATTCGCCCCCCCCAATTAGGTGACGCCTGTTCCTTGCACCCTCCTGCCACTTGGTCGTACATAAGGCAGTGTTCGCAAGTGTGTGGTTTATGACTCATGGCCTGAATTATTTTTTTTAGCAACAAGTTTGATGCAGGCTGGGTAGACGGTATCAAAACCATCAAACTGCTCCTCTACGTGCTCTACACTGAAATCATCAAGCAGTCGATCTTCTGCTTCGATGTAAACGTCCTCCTCATCGGATGAGGATAGCAGATCTATCAGTTCGTATTTGTTCATAAGATTGATGTTGAATGTCCTGTATGTACCCGACTGTCCCCTTTGGGTGCTGCATAAACAGCAGGAACATCGGGGTGTATTTTTGTTTGCCCTCTCTCCATTTGTAGACGAGGTAAACCTTTGCGGACGGCCCTACGCTTCCGATTGTTTCAACGAAACGCGGAAGCTCGTTGAAGCGCTTTTGGCAATAGGAGTTGAGGTTGTCTTCGCCCTCTATCCATTTATATATAAACATAAGCCTTTCTTTCTGTTTAGTCGCGCTCTTCGACCGCAGCCTTGTACTTGCTGAGCTCCTGCGTGAGCTGATAGTTCTCCTTGTTGTAGTAATCACGTTCCGCTCTCGCCTGGCCGATACAAACATAACTTGTGATGATACATACGACAAGCACGGCGCCTATGAGCGCCCAAGGCCATCGGTGCACAAATCCATTAACTGTTCTCCATAGGTTGCGAAAGAACACGCTTGCGTAAAGGATAGAGTACACAAGCGCCTCTTTGGTTGTTGCGTTAGTCACGAAGCTTATTCTGTCTTTGTTGTTTCCCATAATGCTTATCCTAAGAATATTGGTAATCTTCTAAAAATCTCGTTATCGGGAGTATTAAACTCCTCCTGCCACATGCGGTAAATCACATTGAGGTTTAGCTTCTCTGCGATATGCGCATGACGCTCCCGGAACGCCTTTTCTTGCTCTTTGAAAACGTACAGGCGGTTGCTTTTCAAGCGAGCGATGTTAGCTGATGACGCATCGTTCGCAAAAGCCTCCAAAGCACCCCAGTCGTTGCTGTTCTTTGGTGCGAAGTTGATGCCGTCCACATAACCGAAATGTTGGTCCTGACTTGCTGTTCTTGCAGCGAAAGCAAACCCACTTGTGTAGATGTAGATATTTTCCACGTTAGGGTATTGCAGTCTGATGTCCGCCGTAAGGTTGTCGATGTTTACCCATGACAGAAATGGCTCACCGCCAGTGATGCAGACGGTATGGACCGTTTTCAGCTCCTCGACCGTGGCCACTGGTATCTTGTTGATGTCGTAATGTTTGTTGCAGCACAGCCTGCAATGATGGTCGCACCTTTCAAGTATCATAAGGTGCATGATTTCTGGTTTCATTTTTATATTTCCCATTTGTCGTTAATGATTACTTACTTGGTTCCGTTGCACCAATTTTCTGTTGACTGCCAATAGCCGGCAAGCCAAATCTCCTTCTTTGACGCATAGGGGTGGGCTTCAATCCACTCTTCCGCCTTTTTGTTTATGTCAGCCATCTTTGTTCTTTTTTTTTTTTGTTCTTGTGGTATTTAAGGTAGTCTTGGTAGGAGACGCATTTCTCGTTACCAATATCGGCATTTGCCTTTTTTATCTCAAGCTCACTATAATGCGCGTCTATCGTGTCGTTCCTCTCAACAAGAAACTTTCCAACGGAGTCCATGATGACGAGTGGATCGACGTTCCCATAGAAAGTGCCATACCGTCCAATCTTGAAGCGCCTTATGAAAAGCATGACCTCGGTCATTTTGAGATACCCGAAGTCGGCCACCATTAGCTGCGCCATCTGTAGCAGTTGCTGCGAGTTGATTTTCTTGCTCACGCCAGCGAACTCTGACAGGTCAGAGAATTGGTACACGAGCCACTCCTCGGCCGTTCCTTTGCCGTATATGTTGTTGGCTGCCCACAGTGTAGGAACATTACCGAAGATGCAATACGTCTGATCATTCGTTATCGTCACCGAATTGTTGACATGGTATTTCAAGAGGAGCTCCTTCTTCGTCTTCGGGAATCCCTCTCCTTCTCCTATCCTCTTTGGATTGCTCTGAGAAATACGCCGCAACCCCTGCGTAGGAGTCGAGTCTCTTTGCTCGTTCCTCCTCCTCTCTTTGCGATGTTCCATTTGACTGTGCGTTATTATTGTTGTAATTGTTTAGTTTCCACCTCGCAAGCCGTTTTGGTATGTCAAACACATTTTCCATTTCAAAGCGCATCCTCGTGCCACTCTTGTTACTCTCGGTCCAATAGTCGAAGAACTCCCGTATCATCGACTTACCATAGGTTTCCATGTACGGAACGAGCTTCAGCCCGAAGTCGTGACTACGCTGTTTTAGCATGTCATCATCGTGCGCATTTCGTGCGCATTTCGTGCGAGAAGTGGTCGTAACCCTCTGACTATCAGAAGAAATGCCGTGCGGAAATCGTGCGCGAGTCGTGCGGATTAGCAGTTTCTCTCCATACAACTTATCCATTATATGACGCACCTTCCCTTTTGTCGTACAGAACTCATCGGCAATGCGTTGAAGGCTTACGCCAACAACACCTTCCTTCGTGTTCCGCTTGACAAACATGTATATCGTTATCTCAAGCCATGAGTGGTCGGTGAACAATTTGTCAGGTACATTCATGCGTCCGAACGTTTGTCGTGTTTTCCAATGAAGGCCCGGCACTCAGTATCTTGGAAGAAACATCGTGACGGGCCTCGGTCTATTCATCTATTATTATGGCATTAAAGGATTTGACTATCATTTCTGCGCCCCTTCTTGCCTTATCAGAAAGGGAGGTCATTGTTGTTGCCCTGTTGCTGCTGCACGGGCTGCGCGGGCTGCTGAAACCCGGCATTTCCTTGCGGCTGGCTATCCTTTGGAACGCCGGGGGCGACCTCGTTAGGCTTGAGCATACGGTCAATCTTCCAAACGTTAATGTCGGTGAACCATCGGCCATTGTAGTCGCGGCTCCTGATGTCGAAGAACACCTGAAGGCTCTCGCCTGCCTTAACGGCGCACTCTGTGATCTTGTCGTTTCCGAAGATGCGGAAGCAGATGTCGCATGGGTAATTGCTATCGTCTGTCGTGAGGATGAACTCCTGCGTCGCCCACTCCTTTCCTGATGCGGACACGCCCTGCTTCGTTTGGAGCACCTCTTTCACTGTTCCTGTTACTGCAAATGACATTGTGTTTCTTGTTTTTGTTGTTTATTTGTTAATGATCTGTTCGATGAACTCGTTCGCGAGTATCACACGCTCCTCCATGAGCTTGATGTCGTCTTCCACACGTTCTATCTCTGCGTGGTGTATAGGTTTCGTCAGCCATGGGGTATAGGTGATGAACGTTCCGCTTTTGGCGTCCGTGCAGCTCATTTCGGCCATCATCTGCCAATAGTACTTTGGTTCTGTCTCCTTGAGTGACGCAGCGTCATGTATGAGCAAGCGGTATTTCATGTAGGTGTTGATGTTCGGGCATTTCACCTCGATGATGCGTAGGCCGCCATTCTCATAGATGCCACCGTCGGGGCTTGCCGCAAAGTGTGGTATGCTCTTGTGGCGGCATGATGGCATGGGCACCACGTCATTGTCCTTAAGAAACATCTTTTGGTACAGCTCAATTGCCGACGACTCCTGCTCTGTTCCCCACTCCATTGCTTTCGACGTGAACGATGTCTGGTCAAGGTAGTCTTGAAACACATCATCGTCCTCAAGGAACACCGGATTGAAAAGACGCTCGGCTGCCACTTGGTAGAGGTAGCTCTTTGCGGTTTCTGACCACATTTCGTCCTTCTTTCGGCCAGCCTTCATGATGTCGGCGATTTTAGAACCTGTCAAATTTCCGATCCGGCTGCGGAACCATGCGGTCGAACGCTGCCCTGTTCCATCTGTAATCATTTCTTCTCCTTCTTCTTTGCGGTTTCTGCCTCGGCTGCCTCGGCTGCTTTGGCGGCAATAGTCTTTTTGTTCTCCTCGGCACGATAAGGTCTCATCACCTCCTCAACGGTTGTGTCACCATCTTTAAGAGACTGCGTTATACCGAGAAGGACAGCGATTTGGTCAGCCTTTATCTGGTTAACCGTCTGTTTACCACAGAGCATTACAACCTCCTGCTCAGTGATACCATACTCGTCCTTAAAGAAGTCGATGCACTTCTTGCGTCTTGCCACGAGCTTCTCCTCGTCAGACAAATCACCAGTGACAAAGTGTTGTGCTGCTTGATACACCTTATCTGTAATCGCCTTTGGAATTACAGAGAACACTGCGTTGCGATAAGCGATTGAGTTTGCCGCGTTACCAGTAACGGTAATCATATCGTCAGAGAACCGCTTTCCGTTTTTGCCTACGATAGAACGGCGAACCTCGAAGGCCGTGGCGACGTTATTCTCTAAATCCCAACAAGTTCCTCGGCTAATCACTTGCTTGTCAGTAATCTGCACAACCTTTGCTTCCGCTCTCACATTTCCCCAATTACTAACTATGAGCTTTGCAAGATGAACGCTTGGTCCTGTAATGAGCTTTCCGCCACGTGGGAGCGCATATCCGCAGCTCTGTGCGGTAGCGTAGTCCATTGTTGCCATTGCGATTGAGTTATTTACACTTCTTGCGATGTCTCTTGGGTATTGCTTTGCGGTAGCAACCTGCGAGTCAACATTCGCACGTTCCACTGCGTCAATCTGAATGATGTTTTGGTCTTGCTGAACTTGCAAGACTTCGTAATTTTCGTTCTCCATATAATATTAACTTGTTAATGATGTTATTGGTTACTCGGTGAAAACTTACTATGGAACTCCAAGGTCTTTCTGTTGAGCATCCGCGCCTGACCATCCTCGTAGTTGAGCCGAAGGGCGAGTCGCGCGACCTGCTTGGCAGTCCGTCGAGGAAGAAGCCAAAGGCACTCATGGAGTATCTCTAGCGACTCTAATTTCTCGTTTACAGCCATATAACTTCACCCTTTAGGAAAACAGCCTCCACACTCGTACCTGTGGCCGCTACCGACACATAGTCGATCATGGCCTCTTTCATAACCTTGTCTATGTAAGCGAGCGCTCTGCTTAAAGAGCTTGCCTGAACGAGGTACACAACCTTCGTGCGTTGCTCCTTGCCTGTTTTCTCGTCGAGCGATATGAACTCAACCTTCGCCTTGTAGAACTTGTCGTCGTTCCCATCCTTTGAAAAGAGCACCTCCTTGTATGGCGCTATGCTTACGCTGACAATGTCAACATCGTAGCCGTCATACTCGGTGAGCGCCTTCTCCTCTGCGTCGCCAAACGACTCGGCCTCTACGACGACGGTCTCCTTCACCCTCTTTTCCTCACCGTCCTCCTCTGTCTTCGTCACCTTTGCGGACACCTCGAAGTACTTTCCTGTACGCATTTTCAATCCATCCATATTTGTTTGGTTTATTTGTTAAACACTGTTTGTTTCAAAACCCTGTCAGATTAGGCCGCACCCACACTCGTCAGCATGGTAGTAATCCGTAGCTATCAAGTGGAGTATCTCGTGCCCTCTTTCTGTCTCGGCCTCCTTCATTAGCTGATGCACGAAGCCGTAGTCCATCCGTGCGGCCTGTGCCTGTTGTATGAGTTTCCTGTCGTGTTCAGGAAGCCCTTTCGTGTTGTAGTGCATCATGGGGCACACTCCTCATCCTCGTCCTCGTTAACAAGCCCGATGGCCCGTGACACGATGTTGCCGATCCATGCGCCAATGAGCGCGCAGATGGCTACCAGTAAGCAAGACAATGCGATTATTCTCATAGCTGAAAACGTTTGGTTAGCCGTCTGCCCACCGTGGCCCGCGAGATAGCGTTAGCGACCTCAACGAGAACAACGATGAGCATCATGGCGAACAAATAACAAAAACATAAAAAATTTCTCATAAGAGCCGCATCCCTGAGTCGAACAGGGTAATGAATCACTATCGCGCCTATCCGTTTAACGCGCTATATGCGGCTGTTGAGCGCCCGCTGGCGCCCGTGTTAAAAACATATCTAAGTATCTAAGACAGACAACGCCGTCACGGCGTAAACATACAAGTAAATCCATCACGGACAACATGTAAAAAAACAAATGTGTTACTGTTTAACCTATTATATATCATTTATATGAAACAATTCAGCGCAAACCTGTTATCTCAACACATTTGCGTTGCTTTTTATCTTAGTCGTCGTTGTCTGAATTTCGTTGTTAAAGCGGGGAGGCTTCCGAGGCTCTTTGTCCATAGCGCCGCTTGCGCATTGCGCCAGCCTCCCCAATCAATAACAACAAATCAAACTATGAAACTATAAGCTAATTCTTCCCTAATGACCGACTCTCCTCCTCGGCATGCTCACAAGCGTCCATCATGTCGAACAGGCCCTTTATGGCCTTCTTCTGCTCTCCCGGTGTGCGCCATACGTCGTCATACTCCTTGAAGATGTCAACGGCAGAGCCGTAAAGCGTCTGTGTGTTCATCCACTGCTCTTCAAGCTGCGTGATGCCAAGCTGGATATTCTTCAGCTCGACGCCATCAAGATCGTAGTCGGTCGATGGCTCTATTGCGAGCTCGGCCTTCATCCACAGCTCGCATATCGCCCTCATGTTAAACGCCTTGTAGATCTTATTCAGCTCACTTGGGGCTATGCCAACCGTGTTTCCGGCGTTGTCCAACGCCGAACCATACACACGTACAGCTATCTTCAGGCACGTCGTTGCCGTGATGACCCAAGCTATGATGTCGGCGTTCTTGACGCCGTGGCTCTCAAGCGACAGCTTGAACTTGTTGACAAGGCAAGTGAGGAACGGCCTTGTGCGTGAGTACGCTTGCGCACCAATGGCGGTCCACATGTCGAAATACTCCGAGTCCGTAATGTCACCGAACGACTTGCGCCTGTCAGGAGGAAGGTCTTTTAGCCTGAAGAAGTAAGGTGGGCCGCCATACAACAGGTTTCTCTCGTACTTGTGGTATTCGTCCACTACGTCCTTGAACCGTTTCTTGATGGACATGCCGTCCGCAGCACGTTTGCGGTATCTCGGATGCTCTTTCACCTTTCCGAGAGCTTCCAAGCAAGCCATCCAAGCGGCGTTGTTGGCGACACCGCAAGTCGTCTTCACGAGCCCTGATATGATGCCAGCGATTTGAGCCAGCGTCTCCTGCCGCTCTGCCCGTATCGTATGTTTCACTTCTTTCATGTTCTTTCTATTTGTTAGTGCGCCTGCAATACTCTGCGATGAGCAATGCGTCGCAAGTCTTAAGTGTCACTTTCTTTCCGAGCTGCGGGAACAGCGCCTGCGCCTTCGCTTTAAGCATCCTTTTCCATTCGGATTTCTCATGCTTCTTGCTTGTGCCGAGCGAATATGTCTTTTCCCACTTTTGCGGCCTCGCCTTGATTGTCCTAATGCCAAGCGCGAGGAGCGCCATTTCAAGATGCCCGTTATGCCTTGCGAACCTTGCCGTCGATGATGAAGATTGACCGGGCATGCCCTGCCCAACATCCTCAAGCACGCAAACAGAACCATCCTTGTAGCCCATGAGAAACTGGAATATCTCCATGGGAGTATCGGGCATGTTCACGCACTCTATTACAGAGCCATCATCGTCGAGTATTGCTATCCCGCCGCTTACGCCCGGGTCTATACCTATGTAAACCATTCTACCAAAGTTAAAAAATAAAGTTGGGCCGCTTTTGAACGGGGTTGAACGACAGACTCTGGTATACGTTGTTTCCAAACCGTTGCCATTTTCCCGTCTTGTACTGTACGAGCCAGTCGCCCGTGCGCGCTATTGGTGAACCGTCTGTCGCCTCGTCCTTGAATCGGACTGTTATGTCCATTCTCCTGTGCCTGTCTTGGCTCACGCTAACGAACTCAAGGCAGTCGAGAGACCTTAGCTCCTCGACGTTGTTGCGCCAAACCCTGATGCTTTTGATAATGTTCATCTTCTTGTCGTCACAAAGTCGTTAAATGCCGAACTCATCGTAATGCTTGTCGTCCTCTGCGAACGAAACGGCATGTACCGTGAGTGTTCTCTCATCCTCGTCAACGGTTGCCTTGTATCTCTTAACGTCCTTGCGTGGATGCTTTTTAGGAGTAGTGTATGCAAGCACTCGTCCGTTATAGCAAGCCTTGACAGTGTCGAGATAGAACACCCTTGTCTCTCCGGGTTTCAGCCTCATGTAGTCCATGTATCCTACTTTTCTTTCCATATCTTAGTGTTATGCGATTAGAATCTTGTTCCTTCGATGCGCTTTATCTCATCGTTGATGTAGAAGATGGCCTTTCTCAGGTCCTCTATGCGCTTCTCCTCCTCGGTCTTGTCACCGTCAGCCTTGCCCTTTCTCATAAGGTATTTCAGCGCGTTGCCGATGGAGAAGTCGAAGTGGCGGCAGATTTCTATTGGCTCTACGCCACATAAGTCCTTCAGCCACGCATAATGGGATGGATGGTTGACCTGTTCGCTCTTTTCGGCGTATTTTGGATATAAGCCAAGACCAATATCTTCTTTCTTAATCATAAGCTATTCTCCTTTTGTATGCACGTATCCACAGATGCCGACGTACATGATGTATTTTGAGTATTTAACCATTTTTCCAAAAATCTACTATATGGAGGAAAATTCTCAGCAAACAACAAATCCAAACCAAGAATGTCCTTATGATTTTTCTTCACTTCTTCTTTGCTAATTAGTTTCATCATTCTCAATCTCAATAAAATCTCCAATGCCTAAACGAGCATTGTTTATGCAAGACGCAATCCACTCTATCAGGTATGCGCTGGCCTCTCCGCCGTGTTCCATACCGAGGGCCTCTTCTATTGCGTCGCAAACATGGCTCGCCTCATGGCTCACAACTCCGACAAGGCGCGCTGTGGCATGGTTGTCGAACACCACGAGCTCGCCAATCTTGTTGTCAGAGCACCTTCGCACCTCGAAGCATGTCACGGCCTCGGCCACACAAAGGTCGAAGTCCACAGGCTTTCCTCTCTCGCTCTTAAAAACACCTTCGAGGTCTTCCGGTCCCAACCCTACGGCCACCCAAAGCCTTCGTGGGTATAGGCCAGGATCATACTCGTAGTATCCGTATCTCTTCATGCACCGTTCTATCTTTTTGTTATTTCTATGTTGGCGAGGAGGTTTCGGAACCTCACCCTCATGCGGCCTACTCTCATTCATCCGCATTGCCGTGCATCTGTTGACACCACTCGCCACTTGGTTTCCGCTAAGTATATGATTTATAGACGCCCTTTGCGTTATCGTCTTTGTCGGTCGGTGAGAGCCGCCCGGCAGCCTTCTGTGGTTTCGGTTACGCTTCTCTTGCCATCATGTGATGGTAGTTAGTCGTTGCTTGTCCCTACTCGCACCTTAGGAAGGACTTTCGATGGTCATGCGTCCGTTCACGGGTCGTTCGCCAGCCACATATTATTATATGTTGTGGCTTTGCGAAACAAGGCAGCCTCATTCGCCGCTCGCCGCTACTGTTTTTTCCACGCCATCTGTTTTGTTCCAATAAGCAAAGAGCTACTCCTTTCATTTCATTGTGCCTTCATCGGGGATCGAACCCGCCACTGGGCGCCAGCCGCCCTGAAGGCTTGATAGGAATCCTGATGTCTCATCTGTATTCCTCTCCCCACGCTTGGGTACCTGTAATAATACTAACCTCAAACTTTAGATTTTGAAAAATCAAAAATCAATCAATAACCAAAAAATCTATCTACCAAATATATTAAAGAATTACATAATCCTGTTGTTCTCGATGAGCCTCATTACATCCTTCACCTTGTAAAGGAATGTGTTCCTTAGCTTATAGGTCGGCAACTGCCCTGACTCCCGAAGGTCCTTGATGAAATCCTTGCTCACGCCACCGAGAAAGACGGCCAGCGACTTGCTTGTAAGGAACTCCTGTTCCTGTTCCTTCAACGACAGCACTTTCTCGACCACATTGATGTTTAGGCTTGCGCGGCATCTTGGCCGCTTCTGTTGGCTTGTCTGCATGGCTATCCCTCCTCTTTCTTGTTTTGCTCTATGAGCGGCATTATGTTGTGCTTCTTCAGCTCTTCGTACAGGAAGAGCCTGCCCTTCTGCGTCCATTTTGTGTGCATCACTGTTCCGTTCGTACCGTTCTTGTGGACTATTGGGAATGTGTCGGACTGCACGTATCCGAACGGGAGGTGTTTTGCGTAGAGCACCCACTGGCCGCCTACCTTGTGCTGCACCCCGAAATTTCTGAGAAGGACGTTGAACGCCTTGGCCGACTGTCCGTAGTCTTGCGCTATCTGCGTTGTCGTGACGGTCTCCTTGCTTGCGAGGATCATGTCAACGTATGTCACCTTTGGCTCCATTTCAGCTATCGCGCCGTTCAGCTCTACAATCTCCTTGGAGGTTGCCTCAAGTTGCCTCTGCTGTTCCTCGATCTGCTCCTGCTGCTTTGCGGCGAGCATGAGGGCCTCTGCGAACGACTGGGGCACTTGGTACTGGCTTCTCTCTTTTGTCTCAAGCTCTTCCCAGCGGTTGATAATCTTAGCTCTCAATATTACATCATATCCACTTGCTAAAAGGAGACACGCCTTTTTATTTAAGACATACATGTTTCTTTCTTCTCCCTTGGTGTCCTTGTAAGTAGAACTCTCAATAATATAGCTTGATGTATTTTGCTTACCAAAGCACCAGTTCAAAATCGCCACCTGGGTTTTATTCGACAAATACTTATACTGAGTTCTATCACCTCGATGGTAATCTTCTCTGCAATCAACCAATCCCGATGTGGATTCGTTGATTTTGTCTATAAGAGCTCTGATGTCACGCATTACGTGAGCATGTTGCTTGCCTGTCACCTCAGCTATCTCAAGCGAGGTCATTGTTTCCTTCTTGATAATTAGGTCTGTCATTTTTACCTCCTATACACTATTATTATTGTTACTCACTGGGAACGGCCTCGATCACGATTGTGCGGTCCTTGTAGTTGCATTTTGTTCGGTATCTCTCAACACCAGCAGGAGGCTCTATGTGTCCTATCTGCAAAGCGTATGATTTTGCCGAAACGACAGCTTTTGGCGTATCCAGCACAAAAACCTCAAATTCGCCTGGTTTAATGTTTAGGATGTCAGCCTTTGTCACTTTTTTCATTCTACTTGCTTTATTACTTCTTATATAATTTGGAAATGTGCGACAAAAGTAGTATATTTGCAGTGTGAAATATTGATACGCCACTTTCGGTCGCACAGTCTTCCGTTTGTGTCGGTCTTAATTCGTTGCTTGACCCGAAACACAAGTGCAAAGATAGTGCTTTTATAGTGTAATGCAAAAGAAAAGGTCATTTTTCTCACTATATTTAACACTTCTAAACATTTTGTGTTGTTTTAGTTGCATATATGACACTAACGCACACAACTATGGATACAAACATTATCGAAAGGATGGAGATGGTATTAGCGAAGAGGCATGAAACCAAGAACTCTTTTGCTCTATCTGTTGGGATCGCCACCTCTAACTTCACTCGCAAGATGAAAGGAACGCAAGCATTCACCAAGCGCGACTTCATGTTGATCTCAAAGGCGACTGGCATCAGCAGGGAATGGCTTGAGTTTGGCGAGGGCGAGATGGTTTCCGACAAGGGCGCAATCGTGACACAGGTGAAAGCAGAGAGGCCCACGGGCGACGGGAAGCCCTTCTACGACGTTGACTTTGCGCTCGGCTTCAACGGAATGTATAATGACGAGCCGAACGTGCCTTCAAAAATCATCAGCGTACCCGGCTACGAGAAGGCCGACTTCTGGTGCCGCACGTCAGGCGACAGCATGAAGCCGTTCATCAGCAACGGAGACATCATCGCCCTGAAGGAGATAGAGGACTGGCAGAGCTTTCTCCCCATGAACGAGGTGTACGCCATCATGACAACCAACGACCTGAGAACCGTGAAGGTCGTCCGCAAGGGCAGCGACGACGAGCACCTGACCCTCCACGCCTACAACGAGGAATACGAGGATCAGGAGATAAGCAAGAGCGCAATAACGAAAGTTTTCAAGGTGATAGGAGCTTTGAAAACAATGTAGGTGTAAAAAGAGAGATTAAACCAACAATATTTATCCGTACCCAAAACCGTACCCGATATTCCAAATGGACCATAAAGTGCTGATAGTCATAGGGTTACAAATCGTTGCAAACATCTTCATGACGCTTGTCAGGAATTAGAAGCAAAACATCATAACACGCTATGTTTCAGATAGTTGCAAAATTGCAAGGCGTAAGCACCCATGTGAAAATCGGCGATTTTTCGCACAAAAACTATAGGTTTATCGGGGTTTGTTCGGGTACTTCCGTACCCAAAATCGTACCCAACGAAAACAGGGTACGAACGGAAAGGGTCTAACATAAAAAAGGAAAGGGTCTATTATGAAGTACCGCATTTACGTAGACACAACGAAAAAGAGGCAAGACGAGCAAAGCCCGGTCGTGCTAATATTCGAGGACAGTGGAATGAGGTTCAAGATTTCCACGGGCCTGTTCTCTTCCAGGAAGTTCACAGGAAAGGAGTTTCCAAAAGAAGAGCCCAACCACAAGGCTAAGACTCTCAATCTTGCGAAAAAGCTGCTTGATATCGACGAATACCTACTGGTGAACAGCGGTGTTCCGTTCAACAAGGCGAAAGAGGATATCAAGGCGATTTTGAACGGAGAGGGGAACGCCCTGAAGCCAATCACGTTCTACATGGAGGAGCTGGCCAAGACCAAGACGCCGAGCACCGCAAAGTTCTATATCAAGACAGCGAGGAAGATCAGGGAGTTCGACCCATCAGCCACCTTCGACACCATAGATGCTGAATGGCTGCAAAATTTCGACACGCACATGAAGGAGAACGGGAACACGACCGTCAATGGCCGCGCCATCCATCTTCGCGACATAAAGGCCGTGTTCAACGCCGCCTTGGCCGATGAGATAACGACCAAGTACCCATTCAGGAAGTTCAAGATCAAGGCGGACAGCGTACCCATCAAGAACATAACGCTTGAGCAGCTTAGGGAGCTCAGGGATTGCAAGGTTGAGCCCAACAGCCGTATTTACCGCGACCTGTTCCTCCTGTCGTTCTACCTTTGCGGCATCAACCCTGTCGATCTGCTGCACCTCACTAAGGCAAACATCAAGAATGGGCGCATCGTTTATACGAGGAGCAAGACGCACAAGCTGTACGACATACCTCTGCCACCGGAAGCGAAGGAGATTTTCAGGATGTATAAGGGGAAAGACTACCTGTTGGAGGTGCTTGACTATTACGGTGATGATTACCTGCATTTCCTGAGCAGATGGAATAAGATGCTGAAAAGAATAGGAAATATGAAGATATGCGAGCGTTCGGACGGCAGGAAGGTGCTGAGGATGGGTGAGCCTATATTGCCGAATCTGACTGTTTATTCGGCCAGATACACCTTTGCGAGCATCGGTGCGGTGCTTGAGATACCGAGAGAGACCATAGCGTTGTGCCTTGGTCACTCTTGGGCCGATGTCACCGCGCATTATATCAGCTATAGCATGAAGCGTATAGATGATGCGGTAAGGAAGATCATTGACTATGTGAACGCAGACATTTCCAATGAAAATGACGATATATGAGGCTTGAAAAACAAAAAGGGAGGCTGTCGCACCTCCCTTTTTAATATGATAAACGTTTTTTATTATGATAAGCGTCAAGTCTGCCTACATGTCGTAGTCGCACATTTGGTTGGCAGGGCACAACTCGTAGTCCTCCACGTTCTCAATCACCATATCCTCGCCGTTGAACTGCTTGATAATGAGTTTGCGGTTCTCTGCGTCGGGGTGGATGCTGCGGATGTTGTTGTTAGAGATCCATATAGGGAGGTTGGTTTCCTTGGTGTAAACCACAAGATACCACGGGCCAACCTTATACTGATCCATCACCACGGCGATTTTGGAAGTAAGGAGCGAGGAAACCTTGTCGATAGCTTTCTCAACAAACTCCTCCTTGCGCTTTAAGATGACCTTCTCAATGAACTGCTCCTTGCGATTGCCGTTGAACTTGCCAATCCATGATGCGAAGAGGGCAAAGAGGAGAAGAACGAGAATGAAGACGAGTGCTTCAACGAAAAATGTTGTCATAATGTTTTTTGTTTTAATTGTTTCTATGTTTTGTTTAATTTTCTTTTCAAATCTATATACTATATGGAGTGTTGTCTGTCATACTCAATCATGCTTTCCTGCCGATACCACCTTCAACGCTTCGAGCAAGGTTTTCTCACTGATGCCGTTGCCTGATGCCAGACCGTTCTCCTTGATTTCGCCGAGCACACGATGGATCACACCGCTCTCTCTGAGCATATCCTCGTGACAAGCGTTGACAGCACGAATGACATCCGTGCGCAAAGCCTCGATAGCGTCCTTGAGTGTGGCTTCATGCTCATTCTTGATTCCTTCGGCAATGACCTGAGAAGGAACGGGTAAAATATACAGAATTTTGGCTAAATGTCTACCGTCATCATTTTTTTTACCAGCAAACACACTTCGCAATTCTTGACTACCATCGTCGAATTTTACGAGATAAATACCTTCTCCATTCGGATAATGGACAAGATACTGCCGTTCGTTCGTAGGGTTCAGTCTCGATTCTTCAATCACACCGGCAATCGGTATTCTCACTTCTTGTTGCTCCATAATAATTTATGTTAAGTTAATCTTCTTGAATATCCAGCTTCTCCTTCCATTCGGGGTCATGGATAGAACCTACGACCTCTGATTTTTTAGTATCGGAACTGTTGAAAAAATCTTCTCTTCCACTCTCATCTTCTGCTGATATAGAATCAGGATTCTTGTGCAGAACAAATATAGGACATAAGAAGTTCTCGGAATAATCGATTGATAAGTAATAATTATAAACGACGTTTCCACATTCATCAAAATCCGAGTAATCACTCAGTTCAAACGGTTCAAACCTTAACAAATCTCCCTCGTAAATTTCCTTGCCATTCTTGTCGGTTAGTCCCGTGAACTGGCATACGGTATCAGGGGCAACCAATACCGCTTCATTACGATTAAGCATAGAATCTTTCTGCCTATCCTTAATGATGTAGGTATTATCACACTCCTTATACAAATAGCCTTCAATCCACTCACTACTATCAACACTCTTACCTTTGAATTTGATGGTTCTCATAATATCTACTTTTTATGTTTCTTATGCACCCCTGCGAAAACGTAAAGAAATAATACAAGAATGTTTCCCACCACAATTAAGATCATTGGCTGCATAACTAACCACCACGACCAACTGATTGCTCCGCAGAGTTTCATCACGATAAAGGCTACCTGAAGCGTTACAATCATAAAATCAATAATACCAAATTTCATATCTCGTTTATAGTTTTAGTTCTGACATTGATGTACATAAGTTAATCTATTAGTTCGAAATCGTAAACGAACACATAAGGGTTGCTCTCCCAAGTGCCTTTGCCGGAAATGAGGTCGATAAGGGAGGCGTAGGCTTCCTGCGGAGTTCGGAACGAGGGATTGGCAAGACCGTGATACCAATACGTCGTGCCTTCAAGCCCTACGTTGTCGTCACGCCAAATGCCTTCTTTCAGGCAGCCTCCATTGCTGATGTCTTGCAGACGTTCTACGCGGATGTTGTTGATGCGAATATGATGGGGCATAAGTTCTGCACGGACAAACATCTTGTTGTTGTACCCTTTCTCGAGTCCTATGCGATCCAGAGGCATTCTGTTTTTGCCACAAAAACGATAAAATTCATCGTCATTTAACAGATCTTCGTATCTCTGGGCGATGGCTATGGTTTCACCGAGTTTATAGTGGGCGGTTTTAAGCCTATTGTTGCGAAGCATAAGCAAAGCTTGGCCGTTGTCGAGCTTTTTGAGTTGAAAATCTTCATCATCAAACACAACAAACCCGTTTTGCGTATAAGCTATTCTTCTTGTCTGGGTCTTTCTGCCTTCAAGTACGGCCTGTGTAAGACCGTACTTGTCGTTGAACATAATCTTCTTCATACTCTATATTTTCGTTTTAACGTATTAACCCTGTCTTAAATCCGTTTTCCTTCAATCTGACGATATGGGACAAAGTCTGTCAGGTTTTCAACTGCTCGTCCGACAATGACTCCGAGCTATACAGCGACAGGTCATTATACCAGTGGTCTTCGTCGCCTATGTCGATGAAAGGGTTCTCGGGTATCTCGCAAGTTTTCACACTTGTCACCCACTCGCTCGGTATGTACGAGGCGAAAAACGCCATCTTCTTTTGCAAGGGGAACGATTGGTACAAGGGGCAGTACTTTCCGGCGAACTTATAGCACAATACCCTATGCAGCTTTCCGTCCTGCGACTCAAACGAGACCTTATGGCGGTTCCCGCGGTGCAAGGCGGCCATGACGCGAAGAAAATCCTCCCATCCCACATCCCTGTGCAGCTCGCCTATGATCTTGTTGAAATAGCACTCCCAGAGGTTACGACGCATGAAATACCAAAGAAAGTCCATGTCCGTTTCGTTCATCTGCGGAATACTCTTCCACACAAACTCACGCCATACGTGCTGACGGAGGTGCGACCCTCTTGCGAACCCCTCGATGGCGCAGAGGAAGTCGTGGTGGTCAAGACTGATGGTAATCATATATTATATATATTGTGATGTTTTTTCTATTTATCATCAAGAGTTCGACCTATATGCCATTTTTGACAAGTCCTGCATTGATATGCTGTATATCCCTGCTCCAACAGATTAGGTCGTAATTGTAGATATTCCCAAGCATCATCCTCAGTCTCATAGGCGACCTTCGCTTTCCACGAGCGGTACTTTCGTGTGTAATGCTCAGGGTCAGGAGTGAATGGAGGAACCTTGTTAAAATACCTATGTCTGTTTTTGGCCATTTGTTGCTTTTGTCAGTTAAACCATTTCACGGCTGTATCTCCTTTGTACCCTTTCTCCCAAATGAACCATGCGTATGCGGCGGCGCTGCTTCCGTACGCCTTGAAATCGCCATTCATGGCACATTTTAGCCGTGACGAGCTTACCCAAACGCGAATGGGGGGGGGGAAGAACGGAATAGAGAACGGCGAGCCTTTCCTTCAAGGAATGTCAGCTTGAGGAACATCGCCACCTTTTTTCCATTCGGGATGATGCGTAGAGCTTTCTCTACGAACTCCTGGGCGTACTTGTATGGAGGGTTTGTTACGATATTTCCATCCCATGACAAGTTGTCTATTGCGAGGAAGTCGGCCACTTCGCCGTAACCTCTATCCACAAGGTCGCGGCTCACCACATCATACCCTGCCTTTTTCAGCACATCGCTCATGTGTCCTTCGCCACATGATGGCTCCAAGATCTTGCCTTCAAAATGCTCCAGCCGGCAGAGCCATTCTGTGGCCTTGGGCTCTGTAGCATAATAGTCCTCACACTGGCGCTCTCCATCCGTATGGTTGCTTGCTCCCAATGTCTTGAATATGGCGGCTGCGCCACCTGTCCAGTCCTTAGCCATTCCGTTCGTTTTTTTACAATCTATTATTTTCCCCTGCCTTCGACGGGTTTCTTTGCTGACTTACACCAACCGAACACATCGTCATCGCCTGAATGTTCTTCCAGAAATTCAACCGTGTTTTTTAGACCCTTGGAAGCGTCTTTGTCTGAAATCCCCAAGTTTCTTGTGGCAGTAAAGAACAGCTTGGCCATCAGTTCTATTCCACTCTCCTCTGAGTTCAACACTATTTTTCCCATATTATCATATCTCTATTTCAAGTTAAACAATCAGTACTACAGAAAGCCCCACCCTTTGTCCGTGTTGCGATCCGAACTTAGAGTGGGGCAAGTGTATAGAAGTGAAACGTCCCTATGCTCATTCCGTGTGTCCGCTATCAGGTTCGCAACTACCAACAAGCGAGAGCAAAGATAGGCAATAGGCAACTATCTTCCAAATATTGCAAAAATGCGTTAATGCGCTGAATGGTGCGTTTTGTTGAGGTTTGGTATGAAACCTATAAACGAGCGATTTTTCTATTTATTGTTTATTAACAAAAAGCCCCACAAGGCTATTGGGATAAGCCGTGTGGGGCAAAGGGTTCTTGCAGAAAGGAGGCCGTCAGATGTTCTGGCAGATAGCGTCGTTGACCTCGGATTCCATAATCTTTGCCATGGTGCGTGTCATGATGCTCGTCATTGCGTTGTACTGGTTGGTGAAGCGGTCTTCATCCTGATCGCTGAGCACACCTCCGTACTCATTGTTGCCACGTGTGGCCTCTCGCATGAAGTCGCAGTAGACCTTGCGAAACTGAATGAGAATAGATGCGATGCAAGGCTGCTGAACGTTCTCGTACTTGGGGCGGTCGATAGTGTACTCGCCTACTTTTGATGTATCTGTTTCCATTGTTGTCATAGTGTTAAAGGGTTATTACTTGAGGTCGATGATGGCCTGCTTGCTGATTCCGACTATCCCAAGGAGTTCGTCGAAAAGGTTGTCATACCAACGGGCCTGTGTCTGCTGCTGATACTTGGGGTCCTGTTGGTTCTGTCCGAACCTGTCGTAGTCGGGGTTGATGACGAACCACTTGTGCGTCTTGCCGAACCTACCCGGGCGTGTGGCCTTTCTCACCACACCCTTGAGCTCAAGCATGCGGTTGAATGCCTGTGCCGATATGCCCACGTTGCGTTCCTTGAGCAAGTCGGAGGCAGCGTGCAGCACTGGGTTCGTTGTCCCTGCGTTCACGACCGATGGCAGCTCTGCCGCCAATCCGAACTTGTCGCTAATCTTCTTCGCCCATGCAATCTTCGATGCGTCGTTGAGGTTGAGGGTCTTGATGGTCCAGTCGGCAAAGGTGAGGTTGGCCTGAATCTGCTCGTTGAGGCTTGCGCTCTATTGCTGAATATTGTTGGCTACATGATGGAATACTCTGCGATAAACCTCGAATACTGGGCGAACCTTGCGAGCAACAAAATACTCCAAGCAAGCGGAAGTGATGTAGTAATCAACTTTGTTGTTACCACCCCAATCTTGCTCCGCATTTTGGGGGAGCGAGCTATTTTCGCTCTTTTGGATAGCAATGTAATCAACGTTCTCCATAAAGTTAGCTTTTAATGCTCTAACCGCATTATCTTTACGAGAATAAGCTAACTGCCAAACATCATCAAGGTTTACGGAAAATACCTTGTCTTGTTGGTCTAATGCCAACACACCGCGGAAGTAGCGTTCAATATCCGATGGAACACTATCCTTCGTTAAAATTAAATTTTCGTTCATTTCGATATATTTTTGAACGTTAAACAAATGTTGGGTTGATACACGAAAAGGGTGTACCGCTACCCTTTGTTCAATGCCTATATCGGAAAGCACGCACACACCATTACGATATGTGCAAGGGGCGATACACCTATATCTTTGATATGGATATATCAGTCTCGTAAGATTAAGAGCATAAAAAATGCTCCACCGAATTGACGGAAGAGCTTCCTATTTCTCTCCCGATATATTTATTGAACGCTGCAAAGATACGAAAAATATTCCAATCTTGCGTGTGCTAAGTAAACCTTTAACCAAACTTTAACATTTGGCTTATTGATTATTCTTTCTATTTGTTGAGAGGATATAATAAACCCACCTACCTTTGTGGGGTAGATGGGTAAAAAGTAATTTTAGTTGTCGCTTAAACTTCTACCGAATTTTTTAACTATACAATATGCTTGTACATATTCATCAGTCGCATCAAAAGTGTCTTTCTTGCAACATTTTTTCTTTACAAATGAATCCGTATCAGCATACTCCAGCGGTAATGAAAATGCGAGCATACCAGTTGCCTCTCCTAACCAATCACTATCGATACAATGTGCATTCTCGGATTTGTCGCTCATGAACGAAACGAACAGGTTATTTTCGTATCTTAATAGGATAAACTGGCCCTTTCCATTTACATGACCTCCATAGGCATTTTCGGCAACAAATCTAAAATTCATTACACACAGTGAGTCGCTGGATGCTACAATACTAAAATCACTTAATTTTGTCGCATCTGGGTTTCTGAAATTATCTTTTATATATTCGTGTAATTGCCGATTGCATTCTTCTTGAAATAAAACCTTTTTGGGTTTCTCTGTTGGCTTTGGAGCTTGCTTTGGCTTTTCTTTGCATGCTCCAAGCAACACTACCGCCAGCATTACCGCCAGCACGGATAAAATCTTCTTCATAAGCATGATCTTTTAGTTATTGTTATTAGCTCTGCGAAATTACAAAATTCAGTTAACGCACGCAAGCCTTTTGCCGGATTTAACACTTCCAAAACAGGCGCTTTCACGCACCCGAATTTATCGCGTTTCGCAAAATATTACACCGAAATTGCAGTTTCGCACGATTTCCGCACGAAATGCGCACGATTTCGCACACCTTTACTCCTATGTATCAGTGAGTTACAAAACACTTGCGCACGATTTCCGCACGATTTCCGCACGGCTCGCACACTCGTATTTCTTAACACGGAAAATCAAAACCGCTTATAGTCAGCGAGTTACGTTCGTCGTGGCCTCGGGGAAATTTACAAAATCGGCTAAAATCGGCAAAAATTCATCCTCGCGCGCGTATTAGTACTATACCAGTATAGTATATTAAATATATATTATATATATTATTTATATTAAATTATTATTATGTCCGAAATCGAAAATTTTCGTGCGTGTTCTATGAGAGAGTAATTTTTTTTGAGCTTTCCGAACACCCCCAAAGCCCCCTCTTTTTCCTATGACAAAAAACAATCCCCACCTACGCTTGGCAGGTGGGGAGAGAAATGAGAAAACTTTTTGGAGTGTTTGAGTTTTCTGTAACGCTCGCTTACGAGTTCCTGACGAGGAACTTCACTCTATTGCTCTGAAGGAAATACTTGGCGGCGTTGACAACATTCTGATCATCATCAATCCACATAAGACAGTTGCCATCCTCGAACACACACTCCGCATCATTCAGTAGCATTGGTAGCTCCTTTTCTGCCTTCTGCCTGTTAAACTCTGACTGGAACTCGTCAAAGTCGATGATATCGCAAAGCACGATTCTACGCTTACCATCGCGAAAGTTGGGTAAATAATCGTAGTTCTCATTCAGGTAGGCCTTCAGCTCGTCAATCTGCTCCTGTGTCGGCTCACCTGTCTCGTCGAGCTCGTCGTCATCGAAAAACTCCTCGTAGCCCGTTCCGTTTTCGGCCACGCTGATAATATAGTCAGCGATAGAGTCGTAGCCGTTGATGATGGAAGCCGCATTGTCGTGTGCAATACCCTGCACGTATGTGTCTATTGATTTTCTCATGTGTGTGACTTAACCGTGATGTCGAGGGCTGAATAGTTGTTGTTAAATCAGTTTGTTAGTTAGTTAGAACGTCTGCTCGGTCTCGAACTCCACTTTGTTTTCCCAATCGAAGGAGTCGGTATCACTCTCCTCTTCTGGCGAGAGATACCAGTATGCGGTCAACCTGCAACCGTCCATTGTGACGGGCGCACCTGCATACTCAGCCTTTCCGATATGTTCGGGGTTCTCGAATGATGGGTACATAACCCTGCTGGTTGGCTCTGCGTTTGAAGCCGTCGCCTTGCTGACGATATCCTCGCCAAACTTGCTAATCGCTTCCGCTTTGCTTAATTTCTTCATAATTTTGTTGTTGTTAATGGTTCGTTGTGAAATGCCCGTCAAGCCGATAGCGCAGCTTTGGTCCATTTAATCAACGCAGAACCATGGTGACACGTACACTGGGTCGTTGAAATCGACAAACTCCCCCTTGTCGTCGAGAGACAAGATGTCGTCCTCGTACACCTCGTAACGGGCCACGTGCGCATCCGCACCGCACTCGCGCTTGTCGTCAACAATCTTCTTGTTTCCAATCAGGAAACGGATGCGCGACTCCGCATACTCGAGGCTGCTTTGGCAGTCTACGCGAGACGCATGTTTGGCCTCGTCGATGAAATAAATCACATACATCATAAATGATAAAAATTAAAGGGTTATGTAATGTTAGCTAAACAACGCCAGTACCTGTTTGCTGATTTTCTTTCGAGCACAGATATAGTTTGACGTCATTGTGATGTTCGGTACATTTCCGCTTATGTGGCCCATCATGATGGCAATCTGCTCCAATGGGCAACCCTTGAGCGACAGGAGCGTTGCGAAGGTCCTGCGCCCCGTGTGTGTCGCAATGAACTGGTACTTCTTCCCGACCTTTGTCTTGCCGTTCGAGAACACGGACACCTCGTCGGTTATGCCGCATTTCCTGCACATGTCCCTAATCGGTTCGTTTAGGTGGTCGTTACGAATGTTTCTCTCATTGTCGGCCCAATCGTCCACAAGGTATTGAAGAAGCCATCTGTGTACGGGCACAGACACCTCTACGGGGTGTTTTTGTGGAACGTACGTAAGGTACTCTGTGCCGTCGATGGTGTGCAGGTTGGCGATCGTGAACCTTCGGCAGTCAACACACCTCGCGCCAGTAAGGCACTCGCGCATGAACATGAACTTGGCGTAACGCTCACGCTCGTTCATCGGCTGGTAGTTGTGCAGCCTCTTGAGCTCGGCGGACGTAAGGTACACGTTCTGCGACGGAACCTTCTTGGACTTGAGGATTGTTGAGAAAGTCTTTGACTTGATGGGTTTCGTGGCCGAGTTCCTGTTGAGGATGGCCTTTAGCTCCGCGCATATAGTACGAACGCTGTTTGGCGACATCTCGGACAGCATATCCTCCTTTAGGTCGGACAGGGTGTCGTCGGTCAGGTCCTCCCACTCGGGAGTCCTTCCTATGATGTCCCTAAGCCTTACAAGCGTAGTGATCCTGCCTGGATGCTTGCGACACCACGTTCCCGAGAACGAATGCCAACGAGGGTTCTCTACGGTCAGGAACCCATGCTTGATAGCGGAGGAGTATTTCTTCCTCTGCTCTTCAGTTAGTTGTTTCATGACTCATAATGGATATTGGTTAATATATGGCTCCGCACACCTGTTTCACAAAGCGTGCGGATGTTGGCCAAACGCCCTTAGATGAGAGATACGGCTGCCGTGCCGGACAGCTTTCCCCTCTTCTTCTCAACAACATACCCTCCCATTATGCGCAACATAGAGAGACTGTTCTCATAGAAAGGGTTGTCAACGATGATATATGTTGACGAATACAGCGTACGTTTTTTAATCTCTGACGCATAATCGCTGAACCCTTCCGCTCCATAGTTGCGAATGCTGTATTTAATCCACTCGTCGAGGTCTATGTTCATGGTCTTCCAACCGCGTTCCCTGTCTTCGTCTGACAAGTTCCAGTATTCGTGACGGTCCCATCCGTACTCTCCGTCCTTCTTCATTCTCTCAACCTCTTCGCCAGTCTTGATGTCGACAAAACGAGTACGTAGCACGACGAGCCTACTGTTGACGTCTCGCTCGGAGAAGTATCCGGCCACGGCGTTCATGAAGCCTGTTGTGTCAAACTTGTTCGGAACGAAACCCTTCTCCTTCAGAAGGTCTTTCGCCGTGATGATTTTTCCCATAAATGCTTAGTTGTTTTAATGGTTAATATACGTTCGCAAAGGTAGGTAAATTATCTTATAACAACCAACCTTTTTATCTCTTTAACATAATAAATTCCGTCTGGCTCACAGGTGTGCGCACACGGCGAAAATATAGGCGCACTCTGAGGGTAGTGTAGCGTTCCTGTACGTGTGTGGTGTGGAGTGTGAGACGGCACGGTTTAATGAAAGCGACAGCTTATTAAACGGTACCATAGCTCAGAGTCCACCGAATTGAGCCCTCCTTGTGCGCCTTCGGCTGCTATGCCGAATCCATGTGTCAGACGGCGCGCCGCATGACTATACTTCAATGACTAATTATGCGTGAGTCACGATGAAGGATCGACGTCTGAGGGATACGAAGACGTCGATCTTGATTCAAGAGACTCATGCTTAAGATAATGTCGTCCTTCACAATGGAAAACTGCGGTTTTTGAATTGGTGGGCACGCTCAGACGGCGTGTAGCCTATCTGTACGTCATTGATACGCACCCGTTGCGTAGTGAAATGGTCCGCGTTCGATTTGCACGCGGACCATGATCCGTAACAAACGGGGGCATTGAATTGTCCGTCCTTGCGTGTCCGTAGGGCTATCTGCTTGCTCCCCTCATTGACCTTGGCGCAACGCTATACTCAGTTGATGTAAGCTGAGGGATAGACCCGGGTGAAAGGATGTCCGTTGGCATCAAGGAACCCGGGTGATACCCAGCTTTCATAAATGTGGTCAAACTTGGGAAACTACCCATGCGTTTGGGTTTTCGCGATTGCAGGCGGCTTGGTACAGTCGTCTACTTGATTGTTTTGTGCAATACTCGCCAGAAGACCGACATAGAGGTCGTCTGGTTAGAGACTTGCTTGATAAATGATGTCGCTCGCCATCGCGCTTTGGCGGTGTACTCCGCCTATGGATTGCGAAACAGACTGGCGCATCGCTTTATTAGCTTGATATAACCCGCCTTCTGAAAGAGATGGTTCCTGAAATCGGACGTTCGGTAGAACATGCGTTTCAGTGCTCCATCTCTCTCCTTGAGAGGCGGCGTTATTGAATTTGCCCGTTCCTCATCCATCACCGTGCGCCCGGTGCTCATAAAGGATCCACTCATGGCACATCCCGCATCGCATTACGTGTGTGATACGAATCCTGTGGGAATGACCGGATAATCCAACCTAAAGCCTCGCCGATAAGGCAGGCTTTGGCTCGGATGAGCCGGTTCACTCACCAGGACGCTAAATGTTGTGCCCGTCGTGAAGCGACCCTGCGGTGGGTTTGTGTCTTCCGTCATGTCGCGTTCCACATTGCAATACTGCGTTGATGTTGTGCGGCGTTGACACTGGCATCGTTAAGCCCGGTGTGGGTTTCAAGGATGCCAGTGGGAGGCCGTCTTCTTCCAGCGCGTTAGAGCTGGACCGAAGACGGACGTACGCCGCATGCTGAATATGCGACCATTCGGAAGACGGGCCCTGCGGTGGGTCACAACCATTAGAGGTTGGCGACAAGCGCGCCGTACGCGGCCTTGCTTGTGCGTAGGGCCTTCTGGGCGCATCCGATTGACAGGAAGCCGCAAAGCTCCTTGTCGACCTTCGCCCTGTTGGCCTTGACGTTTCGGCCACGGCCACGGTCTATGCAACCTACGGCCTGTGTCTTGACGTACCCGAGGCCACCAACCTTCGTCTTGCCTGTGCCTACCGCACGTATGCAGTCCATGGCAAAGGCGTTGAGCTTGTCGATGTCCTCCTTGACATTGAGGACGGGAAGAACCTGTGTGGCCCACGAGAACTCACCGTAGCCCTTGTAGAGGTATCGGTTGACAGCGTTGATGGCTTTCGCCATCGTATTGCCGCGCTTCTTGATGGTCCTTCTCTCAATCTCCTTCTGGAAGGTCTTGATCCTCTTTGCGGAGAGTGAGATGCTCCTTCCCTTGATGGAATACCCGAGGAACTTGAACCAGTGGTCCGAGTCAAGGTATTCGACCTTCTTGGGATTGAGCGTCATGCCCATCTTGGCCAGCTCCTCCGTCATGATCACCATGGCCTCCTTGTAGTCCTTTCCGATGAACAGCGTGTCGTCAGAGTAGCGGACGTAGTATCCGCCGAGACGGGACAGCCTGTCATCGATATGGTACAGGACCACGTCGGCGAGCCATGAGGCAACGCTGCAACCCTGCTTTAACGACTGGTACTTCTCTTGTAGAACGCCTTCTGTGTCAAAATAGTAGTTGCAATGGTAGTAATCCCTGATGACATCAACGAGAGCCGACTTACCGAACTTGTCCTCGACCTTGTCAAAGGCCCAGTCAACGAACGCAAGCGGCACCGTGTCGAAATACTTCGACAGGTCGGACTTGAAGCCTATGACCGTACCGTTGGCGGAGGCTATCCTTGTGGAAACCTCCTGTACGACACGGCCACAACCCAGGCCCTTTTGGTAGGACTTGCAATTGGGATGCACCATCTCGGGCATAATCTCAAACAACAGGTCGTTTGCGATGCTGAGAAGAATGCGGTCGGCAGGCTCATTGATATAGACGGTACGGAACTCTCCGTTGTCCTTTGGTATGAGCGCCGTGTGTGGCGGCATGATCTTGTACTTTCCGTCACGTATTCTCCTATACATCTCAGCGCGCGCCTGTGGCGTAGTGAGCCTGTACATCGTGGCCTTGTCCATGTCCTTGTCCATGCCCTTCGCTATGGCGTATTGCCAACGCTCGGGCTCAAAGAACATCTGTAAGATTTTGTCTTCTTTCATAATTCTATTGGTTAATGTTAAACATGTGCCCTACTCTTTATGTAGGGCTTAGGGCTACGACACATTCAAGCGCTTAGGCCTTTTGGGTTCTTGCCGCAAAAAGGAGTGATTTCCATTCGTCATAGGAAACATACAACTCGAATAAGTCGTACTTCTCCATACCGCACTCCTTTCTCTTTGCCACAGCGGTACGCCTGTTGTCGCAAAAAACATACACGTCGTTGTTGTCCCTGAAATACCAGTAGCACACGCCAGGGCCATTCGTGAGGAATATCTCCTTGTCGCGCTCCCACAACTGCTCTCTAAGGAGTAGTCTCTGATTCCGAATGCACGTTCTGTTGATGTCGTCGGCTTTAAGTGTAGTCACGAACTTGTGCTTACAACGCTTCTCAATCAGCTTGAGAAGGTTGGGGCGCCATGCCTCGTTGTCCACAAACGGGAAGTCTCTGTTCTGGAATGAATACTCCGTACCGCTGACGCTTACGTGTATCTCACTTTTGTTCTCAATGGGCGCGTTCTTGACAGCGTCAAGGAGGCTTGAAATCTCTGCTTTTGTCATATTCATAAATTTTTAATGGTTAATAAGAGAGCCGGCCATGAGCTAACATGACCGACTGTTTTGGCCCAATGTCGCAGGCATGGCGCCTGTCTTTAGTCTTTCGATCTAATAAGCTGCCTTCTGTGAAGGCTGCTGGATACTTCACACTAAAGGTGTTACCTTGTGTGAGTATCCACCGCCTTCGGTTTGAGAAGCTTATGTGAATTTTTGCCTGCCCACACTGGGGCGCTTGGCGTTTAGGTGAGCGTTACTTCTTTCTCCACTCGGCAATCTTCTTGTCCACGTCGATGCCAGAGTCCTCGATGAGTTTCTTCATGACGCCGATCATGCGCCAGCCTTCAACGACATACTCGCTGGCCTTCAACTCAACAAAGTCGAGCGACTTCTTCTCGTTGAGGCCGGTGAAGCGAGCGCCATGGAACATGATGAGGTTTCGCATGGTGAAATAGGCGCCAGAACCCTTGTACGCGTTGATGAACGAACCACTGATATTCGTGCTTCTCGCAAGGCGCTTGCGGTGCTTGTTGAAATCGCACACCAGCTCGTACAGCTTGCGCGGAGACTGCTCGTAGTTGAACTTCACGGCGTAACGGCGAATGTCGTCATACAACTTCTTGTTGAGGTCGCTCACGAAGATGTTCCTGCCTCCAATGCGCACATAGGGAACACCCTTGCACGTGTGCTTGTAGACTTTCTTCCTCTCGGAGTTGAGGCGGTACATGAGTTTGCCCTCCACGTAATCCTTGAGAGTGTTGAGATAATCTGACGCCATGACGGATATCGTTGGCCCGTTGAACCACTGGTTGCGACGCATAAAGTTGGCCATGTCGCCATGCTTGTGCATCTTCATCTGAGCGCGAAGCTCATCCTCGACCATGCGCCACTGGTACTCATAGCCTCGCTCCTGAAGGAGCTGGTTGAAATTCTTACCGGACTTCATGTTTCTGAGGATATGGAACATCTGTGCCATGACCCATCTGCGGAATAGCTTGTAGTGGTTGATGTAACCACCGCCAGCAATCTTCGTGTAGACAGGGTCGTCGTCGTCAACCATCACAGGAACTCCGTCGACGACCTTGACAACCATCTCCTCTCCCATTGGAAAGTAGTTTGATGTGTCAACGCCAGCCGCCTTGAGCGCCTCGATGCGAGCGGCTGCTCCCTTGGGCTTGTAAACCTTGGCGCTTGCGCCCTGACCGTTCATCTCTGACAATGTGAACTCACCTGAAATCATTACGTTTCTTTTCATAATTGCTAAAATTTAGTTGGTTAATAATGTTAAAAACATGAAGAGGAACGGGGTGTGAACCCCATGCCTCCTTAGGCTGTCCTGTAAACTGCATCACATTCTATAATGGCCTTGTATTTCTTAGGGAACTTGGACCATCCATTGTACGCCTTGATAACTTGCCTCGACGACCACCATGTGACTGCCTCCTCGTCAATGTGGAAGCATTTTAGCTTATCCGTATCGTCATACAGAACCCACTCGCCTGATGCAAGCACGCCTTCCCTTAGATGAATGGCATGGCCGCCAGACTCCGAATACCGACGCACAAGGTCGTCAACATAGTGGTAGTCGCAATAAATCTTTCTCATAATACGTTCTTTGGTTGGTTAATAATGCTGACAGGAACGGCCACGCTAATGGCCGCACCCGGAAAAGGCTCAATCGTTTGAATCCACCCATTTGCGAAGGATGACGAAATCCCTGTCGTTCTTGGACTGCCAGAACCACGTTCCGTACTCGTCCTTCCATTTCAGGGCACCGGTCATGACCGCTGCAAGCACCAATGATTCAAGCATGAACCTCGCAAACTCTCGCGGCTCGCCGTAAATCATGTCAGCGTCCGACAACTCCTTCTCGGGCAAAGCCTTGAAATAGGTCCTGCGGTGCGACTCCGAGCGCTCTGATGGCACGGACCGCTTGTACGCCTCGTAGCGAACCTCAAGGCACTTGATGATGTCGTGCCCCTCAAAATCCTCCTCGCTAACACCGAGGGGAAGGTCGTGCTTTCCATCCTTGATGAGATACTTACCGTCAATGATGAGGGATCGCCTCTCAAGGTTGACATAGAACTTTGCGCCATTGCTGACGAGCTCCTCTGTCTCCTTTCCGAAAATCTTATCCATAATAATCACGTTTGTTGGTTAATATGCGCCAGTCACGCCGTATTCCGGCATGGCTGGCTGTTGGCTAAATGTTGTCGGAGACAACACGCTTGTCTGTCGCCATCGCCACGCGCTTATGACGCATGGCGCCGGCCTCATAGACCGTAACATAACGGTACTCCTTGGCGAGTTCAATCATCCTCTTTCTCGCCTCCTGTCTTGTCAGCAAGGCTGAAGTTTGCTCTACGCCAAGACCAAGTCTGAAAACATACACCCTCATAGCGTTCATTACCACCACGTTGGGATAAAATAGGATAGATTCTTAGATTCTCTACGAGCTTTTCTTCGTTCGTTTTCATAAACACTTCCGTTAATACACTCGTCAAATGTTCTTGCAAGCATTGCGCCAACTACCCAATAGGCTGGTCTGTAGTCTTGTGGGACTTTGTCGAGGTCGATGCACCCAGACGCAAGAATCTCCTCTATGCACTTGTTGAACGTGACTGGGTCGCTGTACTCTTGAACGACGTGGTTGCATTTTCTGATAAACTCTTCTTTTGTCATAATTATAATGCTATGGTTAAATAGGAAAATCCCCACCCGCAAGAGTGAGGATTTGTTTGGCTTAATAAAGAGTTGCTCTGTCACGAAGGTTGCCGCTTATATCGCCATCCTTCTGTAGTCCATCAATCCAGTCATTGAAATTCATGTTCAAGTCAAGATCGAACTTTGTCTTCTTCCCCGTGTAGTCTATGCCACACTCGTCACAAAGCTGCCAGAACGCCTTTCTTAGCTCCTTCTGGTTCGTGTAATAATACTTTTTTGCCATAATTCAAAATTTGATTGGTTAATAACAAGATCCGCATTAAGCTACACAGGATCTGGAAAAAAACAGTAACTTTGAAGCCACTCGCACGCCAAAGCATCATCGAGGGCTTTCGCTGCTTGCTCTCCCCAAACTCGCGGTTTGTACGCATCTTCCTTCAGATACTTCTCTACAAGATGCTGTAGTTGTTTTTTTTCTTCTGATGTCATAATTTGTAGTTTTGGTTAATATTATGTGGGTGGAAGGCCATAGGCCAACCACCCGTAGGCTCAAAGTCGCGCAAATGCAGCCTTAGGCAGTGGCGCATTGGTGCTCAAGCTCGTAAGCAATCTCGGAGACAGTCTCCCCGAAATTGTACGTGATGCCAAACTTACCGAAGGTGTTGAAATACCACTCTGCGAGATACGCCCTGTCCTCGTCGGCACGCTTACTGTCCTCAGCTGCGTCCAAGCGAGCGACCATTTGGGGAAACAGATCAAAGTAGTCGTCGCCATCGTACTCAAAGCTCCAACGGGTGCCGGTGATGTGCTCAGGATAGTCGTCCTTGATGTTGGCGAAATAGCCACACAAGCTATGGTCTTTCATGTGGAGGTACTCCTTCATCTCCCTGTTCACCTTGAAGGCGAAATCCATGGAGAGCCAGTGGATTGAACCGATGGAGTCAGATAGGCACTCCTCTATTTCCTCTGAGTTGTCGTAGCCTTCAAGGCACCAGCGATAGAGGTTCTCTACGGCTTTGGCAAAGTTTCTTACACCGATGTAATCGGCTACCATCTCAACGACATCACCTTTGCTGTCGGTTACTGTCTCAACAATGTTTTTTTCCATAATCTATAATTGGTTGGTTTGTATGGTGGGAAAGGGAGCTGCTACACTCCCCTCCCCGATGGCTTAGGAGGCCTTGTGACCGTCAAGATTGTGCTCGGAGATAACATCCTTGATCAACTCGTCGCTGTCACAGTAGAAACCCCAGCAGGAGTCCTCCTCCCAGTCGCAGCAATGCTCGCTGTCGCGCCCGTCGTCGTAGACCTTGGTGTACGGCACCTTGCTCTCAAGCGTGTAGCCGATAACGTCACCCCACATCCACTTGCCGATACATTCACTCTCGGACTCCATGTTGGAGATGGCGCGCTCCTTCCAACCCTTCGTCGGCGCACCGCACATCTTGGCGTAGCGCTCCTTGTCGCAGTAGGCAATGCCACAAACGTAGTCGCCCTGGCTGTAGCCTCGGGACGACCACTCGCATATCGCCACATCCTTCGCGCAGTCGCGCATGATGGTGACAAGGTCGTCGTAGTCGATGTATCCAGTGAGGTCACTTGCGCATCCTGAACGGAGCTCGTCCACAGTAAACGTTTCCTCGTAGCGCTTGTTGTAGCGATCGTCGTAATACATGACGTGCCAACAGCGCAGCGACCTGTCATACTGGAGCTTCACGCTACTCAGACAACCACCCTTCAGGTATGACAATAGCTTGTCGTACGGGACGTAGTGGTCGATGAGGCATTCGAGCGCCTCTTCAAGCGTGTAGCTGTTGCCGTCGTACAGCACCTTGTTGTCAAACGACGAGTAGCTGGATAAGCGGCCACGGCTGTTTTCGCTAAACAGGAACACACCAGTCATGTCCCAGTCCAATGGACAGATGGGGGAATCGTCACGCCATACGCTGATCCTGTAGTTGCCAATCTCCTTTGTCTCAATTAAGTCTTCTTTGTTCATAATCGTATAATTTAAGTTGGTTGATAATGGAGGCCCGTGGCGCGTCGAGGCGCCATAGGCCGAAAGGCTCAGTCGTGGTACGCTATTGACACAAGCTCAACGACGGCGCTGTCAAACAACGCCTCGGCCTTGTGGTCAACATAGTTCATCTTCCTGTTGTTGTGCATCTTCCTCGCGGCAATCTTGATCCTGTTGATCTCGGCGAGCAGGGAACGCTCAAAGTTCCTGTCGCAGTTCCTGTCCCTAAGCATGGCGCAATCGTGTGTGTGTTAGACAAAAGCGCGAACGCTACGCTCCGTAGAGAACTCAAGGGCGAGCTCCCTCACACCGTTGGCGAGGATGTCCCACCACTTATCCACGAAATCATCTTTTGACATCTTCTCTGGGACATATCCCCACTTGACGCCAATCAGGCCGATCTCGTAGTCCCTGAACTCCAGGTTGAAGCACGATGGCAGCCCTCTGAAATAGTCAGCGAGCTGGCTCACCTTCGTGCCTCTGTACGGCCTATAGTACTCAGACAGGAATGTCACGGCGAGAAAGTGTATTCTCTCGCGTATGGCAGCGCGTTCGTTGATTCTCATGTCGTAGACAAAGCGAGTGCCGTATCCGTCTCCGTCGATGCAGTCGACGATGTACTCTTTCAAATACTTATTCATAATCGTAAAACTTTATGGGTTAATAACAAGAATGGCGCAGCGCACCTAAGCGCCACGCCACAGGACAGCTACTGCCGGTTAATCAAAGGAGTTGCTTGGGATGTCCCCAACAGAAAGGGGAGTCATGCGGATGAGATTCTTGAAGCATCTCACATCGTGCTCATGAAACCTTATCTCAGGATCCTCCACGTCTTCTATCGGAGAGATGAATTTTTTCAGGAACAGGGAAACCGTATCCTTGCTGATCCCTTGCGAGATGTTCACGTCAAAAGACATCTTGTCGTAGTCGGTGATTCTCGCAAATGCGGTGCAGTCGGCGACTGTATAAAACGCAACGCTGCTTCCGTCAAAAAAGGCCTCGTGTTCCCAGTCGCCGAAATTGTGACAGTCATAATAAACCATACGTCAATAATTTAAGGGTTAATAATATGGAGGAAGCGCCCATCGCAATGAGGGCGCAACCATTATGCTAAAAAACAAATATAGCTGTAGTTCTTTGACAAATGGCAATCGGGTAGGAGGTAAATGCTAATCATAAAAGGCATTTACCTCCTATTTTCACATTTACCGACGTTTCTCTTGCGTCGTCAGGGCACTGTATCATAGTTTTTGCATCATAAACCTTGCCATTGTCTACGACAAACCATGCATTTAAGCGTTTGTTGTGTACTTGTAATTTCTTCATTTTTTACTTTGTTTTTGGTGAATAATTATCGTACTACCCAAGTTGACTTGAGTAGTTTTTAGGCCGAATAATCCTAAGCACAATTATCGTACTGCTTGGCAATTATCGTACTGCCAGCCAGAGAAAAATCACAGGCGTGGCATGAGCAGGTTTTCCAAGCGCAGAGTGGCGCGCCACCAGGCTCTCAGGAACGAACGCCCCAAGCGAGAGCCAAGCAGCACGCACGACAAGGCGAACGTGTAGGCGACACCGCACAGCACGCACGCCACGCTCCCAGATAACAGAAGGGAGCAGGGAAGACACAACACCGTGGCAACAGCCACAGTGAACAGCGATCTAAAAGTATTCATAATCGTATGGTTTAATTGGTTTTGGTGGGCGAGAAGGATATGATAATCCTTGCGCCCTGTGGCAATCAGTCTCTTAGGTGATGCTTCCACCGCAAAGCTTTGGCGTGCGAGTTCACAATCTTAAATGGAAGTGAATAAAACCACCTCCCCATTGCGTTGAGTTGGATGGCGTACAGCTTGTCAATACGCTGGAAACCACGCTCGCCATCATTGCTAATGGTGTAGCAAAAATACTTGTTGTCTTTCATAATTCCAATGTGTTGATTGATAATGGAAGGCAGGCGCAGCGCTATATGTAAACGCCCGCCTGCCCATAAGTTTTAGCCCGCTGCCGTGATATGTGTGTATGTTATTTTCTTGTTCTCGGATACCACGTGGATAACCCGTGCGACGACCATTCGCGCACGCTATGCAGCTGCTGAGCTTTTTGGGTGCCCAGCTATTCGTCCCCTTTTCTTTACACGCCACGCACGACACGTGGCAAGCTCTTCTTTCTCTACGCCAACGGCGTACACGCTACATGAAGTGAGTTAACAGCTCGCGTGTCCTTTTCCCGCTAACCACTGCGGGCGTACCCCAAGGAGATAGGGAATTATGATTTATGAATTACTCATTTCTCTCACGCTGCTCACCGCTCAACACGATAACCGCTACACGCCAAAGGTCAATGTGTACTGTGCCTTCGCCACGCCTGTCCTGAACGCCTACTCTCAACCACAGCTCTTTTGCTACGGGATTCTCAGCTTTCAGCGGTGTGCGGTTACTGCCGTTTCTGCACATATCGCCGAACCCGCCCCTTCGCCACAACAGGACTAACGTTTCATGAGATCGACACCTACGCCTTGCTCGACGTCTACGGGGATCTCATTGCGTCCTATCTGTGTGACCGTTGGCGGTCTGTGTGGTTCACAGCTCCACACCGCACACTCCGATTTATCTTCTCTTCGTGCGCTTTCGCTGTTTTCCTGTTTCGCTATTGTTGTAGCTCATCAGTCACAAATAACCCATGGGTATTGTGAGACAGGTGTAAAATTGTACCTAAATTTAGACAATAAACAAGTTACCCCACCTTTTTACGGGTGGGGTAACTGAATTACTGCTAAGGTTAAAGCCTTATTTGGTGGGCTGCTCAGTGGTGGGCTGCTCAACTTTCACACCTGAAGACTTAAGCGAATTAAACATTACCTCTACAGATACGCCGAAATATTCGGCCGTTTTTGAAAGCGAACCGCAAATTAAATATAGTTTCTTTGCGTCGCTTACCTTAAATGAGGATACGGTTTTCACGGTCTCTTTCTCTATTGACCCGTTTACACTATCAATAAACAAACGTGCGAAACGATCAACGGTATCTACAACGGCGTTAATGCCATTTGATGAAATGGCTGCGTTGTTTGCGTGTTCGGCGCAAAAACCTTTGTGCATCTTGCAATAAGTGTTTATTGCTTTGCGCATGCATTCAGCAGCAAACTTGCCGGTTGCGTTTGTTCGATAGTCTTCTAACAAAGAAACGTTTAATTCTTTGCGTAAACGGATAGTCTTTTCAGACTCCGAAAAATTAGAACCCTTTGTAAGATTCTCCAAATCTGTAGCGGTTAACGTCTCAAACAGAAACGCAAACGCTTTGTCTCTTGTCAGTTTATAAGCCATAATTGCTAAAATTTAGTTGGTTAATAATGTGCGATACCCCATCGCTATGGGGGGCGCGCGCTATGGGGGGCGCGCGCGTGGGGGGCGCGCGCGTGGGGGGCGCGCGCGTGGGGGGGGCGGTTAACCGCCCCCCCACGTTGCAAAGATACAACTATTTATATATATATAGGGTAAACTATTGTTAAATGTTAGTGTATAATAACCGTGTAATATAGAATTGTGTTAAATCCGCAAAGAAAATACCGTTTAATTGTTAATTGTGTTAACAAGTGTAAACAGTCAGGATTATGTTATAACTACTTGTTATGCAAATAGTTACACAATCCGCGTGTAATTATATTTGCCTTAATGGGTGTTAAATGTTAAATGTAGTATCTTTTTACTTCGATTAAACAGAATTTAACAATATATATGCACACAAAGTGGATCTATATTCAGTGTATAAACACACGTTCCCCATGGGAGTTAACACGCTAAATATGTTTGTTTGCTTTGTCCGCTTTTTTCTTATGAATAAATCCTACGTTTTTTGTGCATTTGTGGTTATTACTCTATATAATAACCATACCCCCACCCCCCCGAGGCCAGCGGAAGCATGGGGTATAGTTACCTCATTCACAGGTTTTTACGATTTTTTTTGGATTTTTTATTTTTTCTCGAGTCTGCACAATTATTGGATTTATTTTATAACTTATTTACCCATTTACGATTTTTAACATTTTGCGAAATTATTGTTTTTTTGTGCTTTTTGAGCTTGTTTTAATCGATGGTGTAGATTATTCTACATCTTAGTGTAGGTTTAGTGCAGTATTATTTCTAATCTACATTAGTATTCTGCTGTATTTTGTTTGAAAAGTATTATTACCACATAAAATGTGCGGGAAAACCGAGGGTAGAAATTTATATGCCCCCTCCAAAACGGGCATTTTGAGCATATTGCGTACATATCCGCTGCATTTAGTCAACATTTGCGAAAATTATTGTTGTTTGATATTTTTATTTTTGGATTGGTGTGATATATTTATTATATTTGCACCGTTAATGTATATAAATACGTATTGCTTATGCCTACCAAGAAAGACCCTAATTTGTGCGAGACCATAGACTCAGAGGTTTACTCATTGTGCAAGGACATACTGGAGAGGGTGTCACGCTTCAAGGACGCCACCGGTGTTAGCCGTGTCAGCATAGAGACGGAGGACGGCGAGCCTACGATGGAGTTCAACCGCTCCACCGGAAAGGTTGTCGAGTCCGGCAACCGCCTTCGTGTTAATGTGTTTGTCGACGTCCATGGTGACGGAGACGTAAAGATGGTTACGCTATGAGTGGGCAGGGTGCGGTTATCGACCGTCTTGTGGAGCGATTCTACAAGCTGGCCCTCGGCGACGGCTACGGCTTCGCCCAGTTCGCCGTCCCCTGGGGCAGGAAGGAGAGCGAGTCGTGGCGCAGGAAGAAAATACTGTTCGACGGTGTCATCCGCCAGTTCGCCAAGGACTGCGGCGTCATGGCCATGGACAACAGGCTCTACACTTTCAACGGAAAGATATACGAGCCGACGAGCTCCTTCGCCGTGTGCCAGGCGTACGACATCCTCATGTCGAAGCTTGGCATCGCCGACGTCATGAGCAACAAGACGCTGCGCAAGGAGGCTTTCCTCGACACCATCGTGGCGTACAACCAGCTTGAGGTGCGTAACGACCTCGTGGCGTTCTCCAACAAGGTTGTGGACTTTAGTGGGACAAAACCCGTTGAGATGGGCAAGGGCATGTCGTTCGACCCGAAATGGCACGTCCTCGACTACCGCCCATACCGGTACGACCCGTCTGCCAAGGCCCCCAAGTTCATGGACTATCTGAAATATGTCCTTCCCGACAAGATGGACAGGGACGTACTTCAGATGTTCATGGGCCTCGGCCTTGTCAGGAGCTCGTCTGCGTTCAAGAACAACAACGGACCGAGGAGCACCGTCGAGCTGTGCCTCGTCATGCTCGGTTCTGGAGCCAACGGAAAGAGCGTCCTGTTCAACATCATGTGCGCCCTGTTTGGCCGCAACCACATCACGTCCATCGACTACGAGACCATCACGTCGGACGGCGACGAGGGGTTGAGGGGAAGGGCCGCCATCCGCAGCGCGGTGTTCAACTGGTCGTCGGACTCTGACCCCAAGAAGTTCGGCATGCGCAACACGGCGATGTTCAAGAGGATTGTAAGTGGTGAGCCGTACCCGTACAGGCTCCTTGGCGAGGACATCAGGGTGTCGAGCAACTGCCCGTACCTCATCTTCTCCCTCAACGAACTGCCGAACATCAACGAGGGCACGCACGGTTTCATAAGGCGGTTGCAGTTCGTCAATTTCCAAAAGACGGTGCCGAGGTGGAAGCAGAACCCGACGCTGGCCCAGGAGATCATCACGAGCGAGCTGCCCGGCGTGTTCAACTGGGTGCTACGCGGAGCGAAGGAGATAAGGCGCCGCAAGTTCCATTTTCCGGCCACGGACGCCAACGTCAAGACGAAGATGCGCTCCCTCCTTCCGACGAACCCCGTCTCGGCCTGGTCGCTCGCATACCATGTCAGGGGTACGGCACTCGCGCCCATGGAGCAGTATGTCGAGATGCGCGTCGAGGACCTGTACCAGAGCCTGGTGCGTTTCGTTGACGACAATGATGGTGGAACTGCCCCGTCCAAGATAGCGTTCAGCAAGTCGTTGCAGAGCCTTGGGTTCACGAAGAAGAGGAGCGCTGACGGGGTTAGGTACGTGTGCTACGGTGTCTCCGAGAAGGATTTCGGTCAATCGGTGCTGATAGACATGTTCCATGAGGACGACGCCACGCACAACTACGCGGAGGACTATGACGCGTTCAACAAGGAGGACTGATATTATTTACCGTAATAAATTGATATTGTTATGAAGTTACCGTTTGGAAAGAAAGTTATGCTTGGAAGCTTCTATGTCTTGAAGCATTCCAGGTCGTTGTCTGCCAAGGAGGCCAAGGCGCTTAGGAAGGCAGAGGGCCTGCCGTCCGAAATCATCAAGGCCCTCGACAGGCGCTCCCTTCCGTACATAAAGGTTTCCTCTGTGTCGGAGTCTTGGAGCGTTGAGTTTGTCGCCGGCATGTGCATGTACGATGCCATTGACGAGATTGATGTCGCTATCGACGGCGAAGGCATCTACACGTACTATGGCGAGGCTTACAAGACCATGGGCAGCATCATCAATGGATGGATGGCCTACACGTCGACTGTTGGCGATGTCGAGTACCAGGCCGATGTGGTGAAGGCCATGCAGGCGTACCTGAAGCGCGCCGCAGAAAAGGGCAAGGAGCCTTTGCCAAGAGAGGAGAGCGAGAAGGCCGTCGAGGAGACCGCTTCCGTTGAGGAGCGTATCCGTACCCTCGGCGAGATGGGAAAATGTGCCGCCGCAAAAATCAACATACCATGATTAGTGCGGACAGGATACTCGATATGGCCGAGGACAAGGCGGCTGTCGAGACGTGGATGATGACCATCGCCCACGGGATAGAGACAGGTGTGATGCCGCGCCATTTCATCACATTTCATGATGATTGGTTGACGGACTTGGCGCAACAGGTTGAGGACGGCTTGAAAAGCTTGGTGTCAAGATGCCGAAAGACGATTAGTTGTCATATATACAACAAGACGCCACGAGCATCACTGCCCACGGCGCCCATGAATATTAACCAATTAAATTTATACGTTTTATGGATACGTATGTGATTATGTATTTGCAAAGGTATCGCTTTTTTGCCTTTGAAGCAAGCGTTTCACCGTTTTTTCTCCTTCTTGTTTTGGTAAATTAAGCATTCTTCACATCTTGTCGGGTAGTGGACTGGTACGAAGTACTGTATAGGCTTCTCGTCCACCTTGATGTCGTCCTGCTTGATTTTGGCGTATTCGGCGATGGCCTTTGTCATGTCCGTCCACTCCTTCGATCCGCTCTTGTACCTCTTTCGAGCCTTCACGAGGTCGCTGAGTATCTTTTCCTTGGACGTCTCCTTGTTGAGCTCTGCGAGGTCTATCTCCTCGTCTTTCGAGCCTGTTATGCGAGCGACGATGGCCTCGCTGTTCTCGTAGCTTGTCATCAGCTTCTGTTGCTGCGGCCTTGAGTATGTGCTATACAGGCGCCCGAAAGACACATAGAACGCGTCCGACTTGTTCCAGCCAGCCCTTCTTAGGTCCGCATACATCAGCTCCTCTACGCTGTATATTCCAGTCTTATCGAGCTCCTTTTGCAATGTCACAGAAATTTGGAATCGCTCTTCCATAATGTATCCTTTCTTTTATTCCTTGTTTTTCAAAATATCTTTCTCATCGAAAACGTACGTTACCCAGCAACAGCATCTTGAGTGGTACAATGGTGGCGGGTCGTTCTTGTCGTTCATCTTGTGGAAGCGCTCGGCGTGGCTGTCGCACAGCTCGCATGGGTAGGTGGAGCCCCTGTGCGGTATGAACCCAATGGCACCGTTTCGCCTTGCATAGTTGTACTCCTCCTTGCTCCACGCTATCGCCACTGTCCCTTGTGCGTTCCTTACGATATTCTGGTATGCAGAACGATATACGCCTCGTCCGTACGACGGGGTGTCAATGCGCTCTCCGGCTGCGGACGCTTTGGATATCACGCCTCCGACATACGGGTCCTTGTACTCTGAAATGGCTGTTGATTTCGCGTCATCGTCTGACATCTTCATCCTCTTTGCCGCGAACAGTATCTTGACAACATCGTTAAAGAAATACTCCATATAGCTCTCGCTTCTATCCCTGAACGTCCGACCGAAGATGTTTGAACGCAACAATCTACCAACAGCGCCAGTGTTCTTGTCTCCAACTATGGATATGCTGGCCTTTGAATACTCTACGATATACGCGTCAATATCCTCCTTCGCCTTGCTTATCGACGAGTTCGCCTTTGTCCTCACGGTTCGCGAGAAGACGGTCAGCGACGACGACACCCTGACACCATTTGCAGCGTCAGCGATGTCCTCCGCCAATGAAGAGAGAATTTCGTCTATATGGGCTTGGACGTTCCTTTCCGCCTGCTTCCTCTTTGAAGCTATAACCTTTCCGTCCATTACTTATGCTTGTCGTTCCAGTCTTTCCAGTTGTTTTTGTCGTCAACAGGATTATTGCCGTTCTCATCCCACTTCTTCCCCGACTTGTTTGGGCGGCCAGGCTTTCTTCCGCTTCCTGTATTGATGTCGTTTCCTGACTGTCCGCGGTTGAGCCTTGCCTGCGCTTCCTGCTCCTCGATAGCGTTCTCCGTCTCTGCGTCTCCGCGCTGGATGTCGAGAAGAAGGTCTTGCTCCTGCTCTTCTTTCTTTTCCTTGACTATGCGTCCGTACTCGTCGTTCTTCGGGTATTGCGGGCAACGCTCTGACGCTGTCTGGTGCGACAGGAAGCCGTTCTGAACAGCGGTGGCGATGTTCGTAATCTCCTCCGTGTAGTTCTCGTGTACGTAAGCCTGTATGTACGCATAGATAGGGAGAGCCATCATTGTAGCGATGTTGTTGTTCTTGTATCCAGTCTGATACTTGGCCACGCGAACAAGCGACACGAGGAACGGTTGGAGATGCTGGGCGTCATTCATGGCGCACTCGATGGCCGGCGAGTACAGTAGCTTTAGGGCCACACCGGGAAGGTCTCCAGATTTCAGCTCGGGAGGCTTTACGGTAAACGAAAGCTCGTATATGAGGTTGTAAGCCTTGTCGAGCTGTGTCGCGAACGCCTGCGACGCGTCCGTTCCGTTCAGGAAGCCCGCCTTTGCGTCAGGGTCGGTTATCGCGAGTGCCTTGACGGCCCCGTTCATATTCCCCTCGACCTGCAAGTCCTCTCCTTCTCCTTGGTAGTAGAAGATTGGGAACGCGTACGCCTCGTTGTTCTCGCAAAGATGCGAGAAAGCCTCCTCGTAGTCCTCAATAAGCTTCTGAACCGGCGACCAGCATGGCCCGTCGTCCCTTCTTGCGTACGCAACGGGAATAAACGGGAATCCGTGTTCCTTCTTTGACACGAAATGAAATCCGCTTACAACATAGTCGTCTCCGATTTCGTAAATAAGATTGTCATCACTCTTCCCGTCAATCTTCTTGTTGAACCGGTATAGGTACTTGTCATCCCACACCTCCAACCATTCAGTCTTGCTCCTTCCGTCGATTTCGTAGTCGCGGTACGAGCGCCCAAAGACCATCAGGTCTCCCGTGACAGAATCAAACTGCGGATAAAGAGTGTCTCCGTTGAGGAACGACAGTGTTTTCACTCCAGGCCGTTTGTCCTTTGTTATAAAACCGACGATAGCGCAGTCAGCGGTGACGTTCCAGGAGTGTATGGCCTCGAAGAAACGTGTTTCCACGTCCATGTCGGACCACATCCGTTTGAATGACGACAGATGCTCCTGGTTCATCTCCTCTTGCGAATCACCGTCTCGTCCTTGAGAAATCTCAAACTGCACATCGTTTCCTGTCAGATGCACGTCATGCTTTCCAGATATTAGCTTTTGGAAAGCGAACGCGGAGCGCTTGATCGGCTGCCTGTACACTTTCCCAGACACTGGGTCTTTCTTCCATATATCTGGATATTCCATAGGGTCGTTAATCCTATGGCCGCTTGGGAAAAACTCCCTAAGGAAATCCTGTTGCGTCTTGATGCACACCCTTAGGCTGTCTTCCGGCATAGCGACATCTGAATTTACTATCTCTATCTCTTCCCTGCCCTTTGCGAGATAACCCGTGGGCGTGACGATGTACCATGGTTTTTTGGTACACACTTCCCTTCTCATTGAAACATCCATAGATTCTTTACTTTTTTGTGTTTTTTTCTTGATAGCTTCGCTGGGTATTCCCAATAGTAGCAAGACTCGATGAAGTCCGGGGACCATCCGACATACCTCTTGGCGATTTTCTTCTGCAACACCCTGAAACCACGGTCGTCTCCTCCCTCGTCGCGCCTGATGGCCTTTCTCTCCTTTTGCAGTATCCTCTCAAGAGTCCAGTTCTTGAATCCGTTTCCGGAGAATTTTCGTTCGAGGATTGAGCGTTCGATAGATATTCTGCCGTTCTTTATGTCCTCATAGAACATGAAGGCGCATTGGCTCTTTAGGTCCTTGTATAGGAATTTAATTCCATCACGCTCCTCGCGTGTCAGCGCGATTGGCGCGAGCTGGTTGTTGAACGGCATCGCGTCTGGGAAAAATCCCTTGAAATACTGTCCGATACCCTGCATATCGTATGTAAAATTCTTTTCCTCAACCCCCCATTCTCTCAACTTGGCTTGCACAACGGACACGACGGTCTTTGAGTCAAGGCGCATTACGACGATGTCCTGGATATGATTTCCGACCCACAGCCACATCACGAAATTATCACCTCCTGTGAAAGCAATGTCAGCAGAAGCCCTTCGTATGCCATCTCCTGTCTGCACGGAGTTACGGAAGAACGCCTCCATGTCCTCGTACTTAATCATGTCGTCTCCTGCCGCCTTCCAGTTCCAGTTGGCCTGCAAGTCGCGCATTCTCTGCTCCTCATCCTGCTGTGCGAGGTTTCCAAGATAAGATGGGTCAGACGACAATAGCTTGATGTTTTCTGAAAGGTCTGCGCGTATGAACGTGACCGACTTGATTGTAACGTCAAGCTTCGTCATCCCAAGCCTTGAGTACACCTCATCGTATTGCTCGTTCCAAATCGAGTCGATGATCGGCGCACATTGGTCGTACACCTCCTCGCGTGTGCTTCCCCAGTATATTGAGTCTGGAGAATCGCCATCCATGTAGCAGTATCGGATCACGCCGCATCGCTCTGGAATGGCGTAACCGTCATCGTCAATCCACCAGTCGATGAATTTTCTAACCCAAGAGTCCGGATCAGGGTTGCATGTTCCCCAAAATCGAGACCGAAGACCAGATGCGTTACGGTTAACCGTTGTCAGGTATTTGAACTTCTTGTATTCGCACTGCGTTATCTCGTCTATGCCGACATAGGAGTACTGGCGCCCTTGAAACCTGTCCTTGAACGATTGGTAGTTTCCTCCGTAGTATGAGAATTTCAGCCACCCTCCATTGTTGAAGTTCCAGGTCATGTCGTTGATGGACTTGTTGTATATGCCAAAGTCCGAGTATAGCTTGTATGAGTCGTTGATGAGAGAGTCGAGGTCTTTCGTTTCCTTACGGAGCAACAAGGCTGTAAATCCAGACGCGGTTATGTCGTATAGCGACTGCATAAGCATAGAGAAAGATTTTGAGCCTCCACGAGAGCCTCCGCCAATCAATATGTCAACATTTGTGGCAAGCATTTTCTCTTGCGCTCCCTTCTGGGCAATGAACACCCTGAGCGTCCCAGGATGCTTCATATCCTCATCCCTGAGCGCCTGTATATATTCCTGCGTAAATACCGGAGAACCGTCCGGCATGAAATATCCTGAGTATTTGTTATCCTCAAATATCTGCATATTTGTACTATAATGTTGCAAATATATTAAAAATAATTTGGATATTGTGTTTTTATGCACTATATTTGCAGATGTAATATATTTTTACGTCCATATATAGCAATCGCGCAATCAGAGGATTGAGCATAGCGGAGTGGCAGCAGTGGTAGCTCGCTTGCCTCATGAGCAAGAGGTCGTTGGTTCGATTCCATCCTCCGCAACAAGAGTAAAAAGATAAAACCTGGAAACACCAGGTTCAGGATAACAAACTTTTTAACACAATGGAATTTGAAAAAATCGTTTCCACAATTTTAGAGAAGTCTGGAAAAACCGACGTATCGAAAGCAACCGTGACCATGTTGGCAAAGCTTCTCCCCGTCGCAGACGGCGCTGAGCCTGACGAGGAGTATTTCGACAAGATGGTCAACGCTGTCAAGAGTGTGCAGGGTAACGTAAACAACGTTATGAGCGCAAAAGTCACCGAGCAGGTCAACGCCAAGGTGTCCGAGGAGCTGTCCAAGCGACGCAAGAAACCTAAGGACGACGAGAGCGAGAAGCTTGAAAGCGATGACGATATGCCAAAGTGGGCCAAGGAGATGCGTGAGACACTCCGGAGCTTCACCGAGGAGAGGCAGCGTGAGAAGGCCGAAAGAAGCAAGAAAGAGTTGCTTGAATCGGTCAAAAAGCGCTTGGAGGAGAAGTTCGACGAGGGTGGCCTCAAGCTGAACGGATTCTTTGCGAAATCAGCGCTCTCTAAACTTGATATTCCTGAAAAGGATGCAGATGTAAAGGCTCTCGCCGATGAGGCGGAGAGAATCTACAACAGGGACCTCAAGGAAGCCGGTATTTCCATCGACTCGCCTCATGCTGGCGGGAATAGTGGAGGAAGTGGTGGTAAAGGAGACGATGAGCACGCATTCGACGACGTGGCCAAGGTTGTCAGTCGCTTCAGGCCCAAGCAAGATTGATTATTTACAATTTAACAAAATTTTGCTATGACAGAACTTGACTTTTATCAGCAGAGGATTTTGAACAGTGGCGTTTTTCACGGCACGGTTCTCGTCCAGGCTCATGGCGAGATTGGCGGAACACGCAACGTATTCGTGAAGTTGCAGTCAAGCGCCAAGAACGGCCTTGTGTATCCCACCATCGGCGGCGTGCTCAAGAATTCGTTCAAGGGCAACGCCAAGATCTTCGCAGGAGACCTTATCGAGTATGACCCTGGCATTGAGACTGACTCGGGTGCCACAGTAAAGGTTATGAAGACGTACCAGGTGGCCGCAGCCGTGACATCTGCGCAGACTGTGCAGATCGTACGCGACGGCTTCAAGCACATTCCGTTTGTAGGCGATTTCCTTATGGTGGCGCCCACAAAGATTGACGGGACAGGGACCGCAGTGACAGTCACTGGCGTGGAGGCAAAGACCGACAGTGCAAACGGCGACGTATGGGAGCTGTCGTTATCAGCCGCAATCACCGCAAAAAAGGGTGATGTCCTTGTGGAAGCATCCGCTGGCACAGGTACTGTAAAGGCCGTCGTGACCAATCCCAACGCATACGCCCCGAGTGACGCAGATTTCGTTTACAACCCAGCAGCGTCAAATGACGACTTCGAGGGCGCCCGCTATCTCTTCACACCTTGCTTGGCAGACCCTGGCACCATCCTCTACAAGTGCAAGATGTCTCCCACCCCAGCAAGCGTATTGGCAATGAACAAGAGCAACGTGCCTGGCTGGTTCGCTATTTAACCACAACCTAAAAAGTAAGCACTATGGCAAAGTATAATTTCAACTACTCAAGATACGCCAAGTTCTTCTCTTCACCAGAGAACTCAAGGTTCTTGCAGTCATACCTTGACAACAAGGATTTGTTCTGCACCAACTACGGTTGGTATAAGACACAGGGCCGACTTGCTCCAGCAGAGACACCCGTCAGTCATGACGGAACCGCAGTGTTCATGTGCAAGTCGCGCAAGTTGAAGGCCGCTCATCTTATGGACCTCCGCGCTCCTCTTGGAGACAGCAATCTCGGTGACACTTCAAACATGAAGTTTTATACGGCTTCCATCCCAGACTTCATCGCTGACGGAATGAAGGAGACCGCTACAGAGAGAGACTACAAGGTTCAGCTCTACGAGACCTTCGGAAACGACGCAGACATCGTTGCCGCCTATACCGAGAACCTTCAGGAGCGTTTCAACCAGGTTGACGCGACTATGTCTTGGATGACGGCCAAGCTCATGACTACCGCCAAGTTGGATTACACCAACATTGGCCGTGGCATCCAGCTTCCCTTGCATAAGGCTGAGGTTCCTCCTGAGAACTTCCTGAAGGCTGGCGCAAAGGCGTGGGCAGACGAGAGCTGCCAGCTTCTGACACAGCTTCGCAAGATGGAACAGGATATCCGTCACAGAATGGGCGACTATGGAGGCCCCATGGTTATCCAGATGACACAAAACGACTTCCTTAACGTGTTCTTGAAGAACAAAGAGGTTCGCGCGTTCGTTTCCGACTATCGCAAGCTCAACTACCTCGCAAGCACACAGAACATACCTGTTCTCAGCTCAGAGTGGAACAAGGCTCGTGTAGACCTTGAGGGCGTGTCTCCCATCGAGCTTGTTGTCGAGAAGGAAGTCAACAAGACGCACACTAAGGAAGAGTCTGTAAACGGCTGGGCAGACGGCACAGTGGTGTTCCGTCCGGCAGGAGACGCCGTTGAGTTCGAGCGCAAGCAAATTCTCGACGAGCGTATGATACGCATGTATGGAGCCAAGGGTATCACTGCCGTCATCGGTCATGCGAACGATGGGTTGTCTACCGTCATAAACACGACCATGGACAACGGTCGCTTTAGAGAGTGGCAGACGGATGTCATGATGTCGGCTTGCCCGGCATTGGTGAACTTCCCCAACCACTACATCATCGACATTACAAAGGCTGGTTAACTAATAAGAATCGCTACGTATGGGAACAGAGGTGAATGGAAACTTTTACAGCATCATCGACTACCTTCTTGACAAGGTGCGTTTCGATGTTCCGGAGTCCGCAATCAAGCCGATACTCATTGAGAGAGGTTTGGATGGAGGCATGCTTGCCACAGATTGCGACAGGGACTCGCTGCGCCTGTGCTATGCAGACTTGTTGAAGTGGTATGTCATTGGTGCGAGCAAGGTGAACAGCACCTCTGACTCAGACAACGGATGGTCACATTCTGGAGGAGGCTTCTCGCTTGATGCTGACGACAGGAAGCTTATCATCAAGGAGGCGAACGCCATCTACGGTGAGCTCGAGCCATCGTCGTCGATCAAGACGAAAGGTTCCTTCAGAATGATGTCCTTCGGTGTCAGGCACGCAGACTATGATATTTCCGGCAATCCGTTACCGCATGTTATAAAGTAGTATATGAGAAAGGATAGGATTGACAACCCACGATACCCGCATCACATAAGGATTGTGCGCGTAAATCCGTCGGCTGGCCAAGGCGCTGACCCTAACGACCCGTTTGCGGAGCCTGTCAAACCAGGCGAAGATGCTGATGTGGTTGTGTATGACGGTGTTGGACGTTCGTTCACTGATACTACTACGACAGGAAATGACGACGTTGACACAAACAAGAGAAAGGCGTCAATACCTGTCAGGTTTGACATGTGGAAAGTTGGCGTAAGGCCGCTTGATGGAGACACAATCTATGCGACAGTAGGTAATTACACCGAAATAGGCCAGGTGAGGGACTTTGAGCCTGACAACAACAGGTCTTTGGTGTACTGGGATTTTGTAAGAGTTTAGGAGTATGGCGGGAGGATTGGTAGGGCTAAACCGCATCATGAAGGCTGTTCAGCAAAGGTCTGTTGCAGCGACAACAATGACCATGAACGCTGCGGCGGACAGGGCTATTGAGGAGATTCTCAACGATGTTGATTTCTTTTCGGTAACAGGTAACGCATATACATCAATATCCGCAGGTGTGTACTACAAGGGTGCTCTCATACATATTGCAACTATAGCGAGACACGCCAAGGAGCCATTGAGACCGAGTATCCGGGCCGGCGAGACATGGATAACGAAGGAGTTCTACGACAAGTCACCGACGCCTTTGAAAAAATACCGATACAAGGGTAAATATGGACGCGGAGGGCAGTGGGGTCCGACGCTTGGAACATGGTGGCTGAAGAGATTGCATCCTGCGAAGAGAAAAACGTGGGAAATCGTCATAGTCATCCCAGTGTCATACGCCAAGTACAACCCAAGGATTGTCGGAACTCTGCAAAAGATGATGGACGCCCTTCCTGCGCAGCTTGACTCTTCTCTTGTCCGTGTTGAAACCGTTTAACACAAACCGCAATGATTAGTCTAAGGAGCTTATATAACAACGTTGGAGAACGGATGAAAGGTATTGGCGACAGGTTGTACTGTCAGGATCGCCCTACGGCTGTCGATACCAGGATCAACAGTTATGTTGTCATATCTTTTCCGTCCGTAATCGCAAACAACGAAATGGATCCGTCTGGAGCGTACAACGACTACTCGACCACTGTGCTCATTGAGGTGTATGTGCGCGACAAGATGTCTGCAAAAAACCCTGTTGGTATTGATCTGAACGCTATGGACGAAAAGGTGTCGATGGTAATGGAGCTCCTTCCATACGAAAGCAAAGGCGTTCAGGTGACAAGGCCAGAGGTGATTATGCAGTCAAACGACGGTAGTGGATTTCATGTCACACTCATACGAGCGATGTTGAGAACAAAATAAGAAACTTTTTAACAATTAAAACTTTTACGATATGGCAATTTCAGCAACAAAAGACCTCGTTGGCGCATTGAAGAAGATCTTCAACGACCCCGCCACCATCCTGTATTCAACGACGGCCTATGACCTTACAAAGGACAAGACCCTGACGTTCGACTACAAGTTGCCCGTCACCGTCGACACCCTTCAGGTCACTCAGGACGACCCGACCATCAACCACTACAAGATCATTGGTCTTAGTGGTGACTGGGCAAGTTCCGCCACACTCGGCGATGTGTCAATCCAGATGACCATCCCCAACGTTTCTGACGACGCGTTGAAGATGTGCTTCGGCGAGGAGAACGTCAAGACCCTATCCGCTATCAAGATTGGCTCAGGCACATACGCCGGCAGTGGCGTAATCGCCAAGAAGCACAAGCTTGAGGGCACTGTGGCCGTTGTCGCGTCCAACGAGAACGATCTTATGCTCATCAGCGGAACTGCGCTCTTCGCCAAGTTCCTCTACGAGAACCCTGGTACTGACCCGTTCGCCATTCAGTTGAACGGCGGCATCGAGGTAGACGAGGCACGTCCTTCTATCTCATGGCTCACAAAGACAACTGAGAGCGTATAATTCGTCACAAGCAGGATTACAATCATTGACTTTCATTGGGCGGCAGGCTATTGTTAAGAAGCCGCCGCCCTTAATTTTTTCTAAAAGCCCAATATGGATAACAAAGAGATAATGCCGCCTGAGAGGAAATTCGAGAAGCTTCTCGACGAGCTCATGGAAGCTACACCTGAGGAGTACACCTTTCGCGGAAAGACGCACAAGATGGGATGGCTTCGCAACAAGACAGTCCGCATGATGACACACGCCATGCTTCACGAGGAAAACGACCACAAGCGCAACATGAAACTGTGCGCAATCCTTCGTGTGAACAATGTTTTTGCATGGTTCAGGCACCTTGTGTACGCTGTGAAGTGGAGGTGGTACATGTACGTACTGGACCTTAGTGACATTGAAGCCCTTAGGGTAATCAACGCAGCTAAAAAAAAAGTTCCGTCGGAAGCATCCTTAGTCATTACCATATTAGCGACCGCGATGATGGACACGTCGATGGCGACGACGAGGAAAGAAGCATCAGCTATCCAAGCCGCACAAGGTGGGGGGCAGCCTTCTCGTTAAGCGACAAATTTCCATGGTTGTTTGAGCGTAAGTTCTTCATCAAGGCTTACGACTACTGGTATGGGTATTCCAAGGCACAGATTGAGCTCATGATGATCGACCAGCCAATTACCGTATATCCGAAAGACGAGAAGAACTCCGTAAACGGAGGCCACACAAGGGAGGAGATGCGAAAGATTGCCGAGGAATGGGAGAAAAAGCACGGAAAGGCTGGCAAGGTTTCCGGCAAGGTGAACCTGTCTGAGTTTCTCGCAGGAGGTAAGTAAGGATAACTTTTACAATCTATTAAACCAGCGAATATAGATGGCATCAGGAAACATGGGTGACTTGAGTATGACACTCACTCTCAAGTCAAGGATGGAGGACGAGGTAAAGAAGATTGTTGACCAGCTCAACAAACTCGACGAGTCAGGCAAGAAAGCGCAAGGGGCCCTTGAAAAAATACGAGACTCTGTAAGTGGTGTCAAGGGAGCTGACGGTCTGAAACAGATTGAAAAGGATTTGAATAGTATCCAACGAAAAATAGATAGTATTCAAAAAGACGATTCAAAGAAAAAAGCTGCCAAAGACCTTGAAACTCTCAGAGTCGCTTATGAAAGAGTTTTGGGCATCATGAAAGAGATGCGCAGCCAGGGAATAGAAGGCTTGAACATCTTTCCCAACAGCGTATCCAAGTCCGCAAACGAAGCAGAGATAGCTTACCGAAAACTTTACAACACCATACAGGATATATCAAAGCTGCATGGTGAGGGATTGTCTATGCTTGGTGTTGGCGCGACAAACAATATTAGGCAAGTGTTGTCTGACCTTGAAAAATACAAGACAACGCTCGACCAGATACGTTCCAACGGAGGGTTTCATCCCGTCGCTGGATATACAGCATCCGACATAACGAAATCCTCTGGATACGTCCAGGCTCTCGACGATGCAAAGCGCTATTACAAGGAGCTAAAGGAGGCTATGCGCTTGGCAGAGGAGGAGGAGAAGCGCAATGTCGGCATTGTCGAGAGCCTTATCCAGCAGAGGGTAAAGGCAAGGGAACTTGCTGCCCAAAAGGAAGCGGAGGCCGAGAAGCAAAGACAAGAGCAGGCCAAGGTTTCTGCACAGATTGCACAGGAGAATGCAATGAGCGAAATCAAGTGGAACGAGCAGAAATCGAAGGCTTTCTCTGAAGCACTACGTAGGCAGATGCAGGCCTCCGTTGAGGCCGAGAAGAAAGGGCAAGTATCTCTGTTTGCCAATGGGTTTGATACGAGCGTGCTCGAAAAACGCCTTGCGATATTGAACCGAATGAAGGAAATACAGGAGAAGCTTGAGTTCTATCGCCCAAAGCTACAATACTCTTGGCTTGACTATCAGACGAGCGCAAAGTTCGGAAACGCCAACGATCCTTCTATAAGGCACAAGGAAGACGATCTTCAGCGTTTGAGGAATATTGTTGCTGACTTGGAGTCGGAGTTCAATAAGATCGGCGGAAACGACGTATTTAGGAACATCGACAATCAAATCAAAAGCATTGAACAAACGATAGCTCGTTTGAAGGATTCTACCGGTTCTGTGAATCTTGGAAAACTACTTGGCTTGGAAAACAAGTCAACAGACGAATTTAGGGTTGCCAAAGAAGCAGCCATGGCTACAGAGGCACATGTAAAGAGGCAGAATGAGCTAACTGCCGCTTTTGAGAAATATTTCCGTGTCCAAGAGCAGGTTGAGGCAGCGGAGAAAAGGCTTGCAGAAGCTACCGCAAGAACAAATCAGGCTCGGCGAGAGGCCATAGCCGCATCAAGGCAACAGGCGGAATCTCTTGTTCGTAACAGAGTTAAGGAACTTGAAGCTCAAAGGAAGCAACTACAGGAATTGTTCGGTAGTGGAAAGAGTGTGCTTAACACGCAAGAACTATCACAGGTACAACGAGCCTTCTCTCAAATTACGCAAGAAATAAACACACTGCGTAGTGCGATGAATAACCTTGGTGGCTATTCCATAAAGGACTTATTCTCCATTGGAAGGGGAACGAGTGACTATACACCGATGATAGGAAACATGAGAACTGTCATCGACCAGAAGCAAAAGGCTATTGAACTTGAAAGGCAGCATCGCAATGAACTCGCAGCAACCATAGCAAGCGCAAACAAGGAGGCCGAGCGCATGAGAGGAATTATTGGTGACATCAAGTCGTTGTTTTTACAAGGAGGGCTTGTCTTTGGCGCGCAGCAATTCTTCAATTCCATCGTACAGACTGGCGGCGAGATTGTACAACAGCACATCGCATTGCGTTCTATCATTGGCGACGTACAGAAAGCTGACGAATTATTTGCACAAACCCAGCAGCTCGCCTTGCAGTCACCTTTTAAGTTTGGTGAATTGAACAGAGATGTCAAGCAACTTGCTGCGTTTGGAGTGGAGGCGAGCGAGTTGTACGACACCACAAAACGTCTCGCTGACATTTCCTCTGGACTTGGCGTTTCGTTCGAGCGACTTGGTCTTGCGTATGGTCAGGTAAAGGCTCGTTCATGGCTCGACGGAAAGGAACTTAGGCAGTTCGCTTACGCCGGTCTTCCTCTGTTGCAGAAAATTACAGACCTCTACAACGCAGAGGGCAAGAATGGGCGGAGGAACTATACAAACTCTGATGTCAAGAAGATGATCACCAACAGACAGGTCAGCTTTGAGGACGTCCAGAAGGTTCTTTGGCAAATGACGGACAAAGGCGGACAATTCTACAACATGCAGTTCGTCTTGTCTGAGACACTCCTTGGAAAATGGAACAAGCTCATCGACGCATGGGACATCATGCTTGGCAAGTTCGCAGAAGGCAGGAGCGTTATTGGGGGAACATTCAAATACGCCATTGACGGAACGACGGCATTGGTGCAGACTCTCGATAAGATTTCCCCAGCATTGCTGTCTCTTGGAGCCGTATCTGTCTCGCGTATGATTGGACGAGCAGCGATGTCTGGAATAGGAGTCAACTCTTTGCAGAGGAGATTTATGTCTGGCGTCAACGAGCAGTTGAAGATATATGCCGTCAAGCAACAGGAGGCTGTTGTAGAGGGCAAGATAACACAGCAGCTTGCCCAGCAGAATGTCTTCAAGCGTGCGTCGCTTCTTTCAGACCGACAGAGTCAACAGGCAGCTTACAACAGGATGGCAATTGAAGGAAAGTTGTCGGTCCTCCAGATGCAGACTCTTGTCGGGAAGAAACAACTTTCTGCGGAAATCATTAAGCAACTCACCTTGATGGGGCAGATAACCGCAAGGCAGGAACAAATAATCCTTGGAGGAAGCCGAATGGCCGCAGTGTGGAACGGAGCTACGACGAAGCTCGGGGGAATGATGAGCTTCTTCGGCGGATGGTGGGGACTTGCGATTACTGGTATAACGTCATTGTTCCTTGGTTATTCTCAATGGTCAGACAAGGTAAAGGAGGACGAGAAGAGCCTTATGGATGGAGCAAGGCAACGCTCAAAGAACTATGGAGAGTTTTTGAATGGGCTTGGAAACAAGGGTGATGTCGACTTGTCTACACAGGTGGAGTCCATGAAGGATATTCTTCAGAACTCAAACGACTATACAGATTCCATCAAGGAGCAAGTCGAGAACGCCTACGACCTATCAGAGCAATACGACATCCTTAAAGAGAAGATTAAGGAATCCAAGGATGTTAACGACGCACTTGTTAACAAATACGGTCCGTCGGTAAGCAATGCCACCGCCTCTACCGGTCTTGAGAACGACTCGCTGTTCGATTTGTTTGGCCTCGATACTCCAGGATGGCTCAAGTGGCTTAATGGTCTTGGCAACGACTCCATTGAGAAGAATGCCGAGGACGCGCAAACGTCATTGCAGAAGTACCAGGTGATGTTTGACGAGCTTGACACGAATACGAAGTCTAAGATGCAGGACTTTATCAATACGCTCATCAGTGGCAATGCGGAGCTGTCAAGACAGATAAAGGGTCTTCCTATCGCTGAACAAGTGAGGATGCTCGCGGCTATTGGAGGCGATGATTGGGAAAGGTTTGTTGATCGTTTCGTTTCCGGCAGCGAGATGACGCAGGAGCAGTTCAAGGAACTGTCCAACAGGGCCAAGGAGTCAAGCGGAGACATCTCCGAAATAATGTATGACGACATTCCAAAGGCGCTTGATTCATTGAGGAAAGACCTTGGAATGTCACAGGAGCAGTTCAAGGAATGGGCCAAGAAGAATCCCGTCATCTTTGCTTCGATGATGGATAAGATTGCGCAGAAGGCGAACATAACGAGCAAGACAATCCTTTTCTACTTCCACTCTGCGATAAGCGAGTTGATGAACATGGATTTCTGGCCTGGCAGCAAGAGCGGAGGAGGAAGAAAGAAATACAGAACGGGCCTTGAGGGGTTCTCGAAGATGATATTCGAGAACGCTATACTTGACGGCACTCTTACAGGAAAGAAGAAAAAGGGTGAGTTCTGGGTCTCGGAATACGTAAATGCCCTGAAGAAGGTTCAGGCAGGAACGTATGAGGAGACAGGAAAGAACATACAGAGCAAGCTCAAGGATGCGAGAAACGAGCTTGATATGCAGGATACTGCCGCCAAGAAGCTAAACTCCAAGAGAAGGGAGGCTTTTTACAAGAGTAGCGATTATTTGAAGGCCAAGAGGGAATACGAGCTATGGAGCGACATAGCCAAGCATGGGGGTGTATCGGACGATCTTGGCAAGAATAAGGTTACTGGTAACTATGCCAAAGAAAAGGGAAAGAACTTGGATGCGGAGGCCAGTAAGGCTGACAGGGAGCATCTTAGAGCCTTGCAGGCACGTCTGAAGCTCATCAAGGACGCTTATAGTATGTATAAGCAATACTACGAGATGCTACATGACGAGAAGGAGGCGAGCCGCATTGTCGCCGACAGGTTTAAGGACCAAGGCTTGTCGAATGATGACGTAGCGAAGATACGTTCAGAGAAGGACTTGCTGTCTCTTGTGCAGAACTATATCAGTAGAGTGCGCGCATGGACGCCGAAGCGGCCACTGGAGATGAAGGATAGCAAAGATGCCGCCATATCAGAAGGCGTGAAGGAGACTGACGACATCAGGTATCGTGCGGCCAAAGAGGCTCTTGACGACTATACGAACGCCACAGCGCTCGACCTTGACATGATGACAAAGCAGTGGGATGCCTTCCAAAAGGTTCTCGCTTCAACTGGAAGCTACGACCTTGCTGCGGAGATTTCCGGAATATCCAAAGACAAGAATGCAATAGACAGGAATATTTATCCTACTGGAACAATGAGTAGCGAGTACGTGTCTCGGTTCTCAGACTTCCTCAGGAATTATCTTGATTCCGTATTGTCATCATCCGGGAAAATTGGTGGGGAAACCATTCTTGGTGACAATTACGACAAGGTCGCAGGAATGACAGATCAGCAAATAGAAAAGTATGCTGGGTCTTTGTTAAGCAAGAACGCTCCACAGAAAATCGGAGGATTCATCAGCGCTCTGAAGAAGCTCCGTGATTTAATGACAAACACCGAGTATAAGGATGGCATCGAGGCTTACACAAACCTTATCGAAAAGGTTATTACACAGACGGCTAAGATTGCGAGAAACAAGGCGGATTTTGAGAATGCGAAGAGCAAGATTATGGCCGCATACTCAAATGGAACTATCGACAAAGGCCAGAAGGACGATGCGCTGTCAATCGCCAGAGCCGTCATGAACGACAAGGATTTGAAGGCTTCTGACTCGTACAGCCAATTCATGGACCAGATAACATCCATGACCGAGAAGGCTGCCAACGGTATGCGAGACAAGATTTTGGCCAACCTTGACGAACAATACTCAAAGGGGCTTATCTCCGCGAGTGATTACGCTAACGGCATCCAAAAGGTAAACGACCAAATGGAGGCGTTCATAAGTAGTAAGAGCCCTGCGCAGGCTTTGCTGACAGGAGGGCTTGAGGGCTTTTTGAATGACCGAAAGCAGAAGGTGAAAGACAAGATTCGCGCTGATATGGAGAATGGAGGCGGTGAATATTGGGGTCTTGATCCCGAAACGGGGAAGCTCGGTCTCACAAAGAAGGGAAAGAAAGCCTCTGAAGGAACCGCAAAGATTGCGTCCAAGCTCAACTTTGTCGGTTCGATCATTGGAAGCGTAAACGAGAACATTCAGTCATACAAGAAACTTGAGGAAACCTGGACGAACGCCTTTGGAGAAGGTTTGAAGAACAGCGGATTCTCTCGGTTCATGGATGGACTCATGGATGTTTCTGGAGGTGTTCAGGAGGCGTGGTCCTCTCTATTGAAGGGAGATTTCGTTGGAACTCTCGATGGAGTTCTAAACACCTTCACAGGATGGTTTTCGTGGGGAAACGCAGCAAAGAACCGCAGCTACGAGAAGCAGGCTGAGTATCTAAAGAACATCCAAGCGACCGTTTCCGACATCAACAACAATGTCAAGAAAAGGATGTCGTCAGAGGGCGGAAGCAAGATACAGTCTCTTGGAGAGGCATACAAGGGGAACTTGCGAAACGAAGCAGCCGAGGTTCGTGAGACTTACTATCGTTGGTCACAGGCACATACGCTCCACAAGAACCACAGGAATCGTATGTACACGAACCTTGACTACAATCAGATAAATGATTATCTGAGAAGTATCGGTTACGACGGAGAGGACGTGCGAAGCGACACCATACAGAATCTGTCTGGAGAATGGCTTAGCAAGATACGTGAGCGGTTTGCTGGAATGTGGGCAAAGATACCACAGGAGGCGAAGGATTACCTCAATAGGCTCATCGAGATTGAGGGTAAGACTGGAGAGATAACCGATATGACGAGCGAGATCATCCAGGCGCTGACAGGCTTGAATAAGGACGAGCTTCGCACAGAGTACAAAGACTTGCTCAATGACCTTAATTCCGACAATGAGGATTTTGCTGATTCGTTCGAGAAACATCTTCGCGACGCTATTCTTGGCGGTATGATTTCCAACTTATACAAATCAGCGATCGACGACCTCGTGAAGAAAGCAGCCGAGAGCGCAAGCACTACATCAGGATATTATGTTGACAAGAATGGAAACGTAAAGAAGCATACGGGCGGAGATGACTCCGCAGACACGGCGTCCGAGTACACGCAGGACGAGTACGAGGCGTTGAACAAGCAAAACACCGAGCTTTCCGAGAAGATGCGGGATACGCGTGATATGCTCAAGGAGCTGTATGGTTGGTCGGATTCGGGAAGCTCGTCCATGAGAAGCTCCGCTGTGGGCATAACTGAGCAGGCTGCTGACTATCTCGCAAGCTACATCAATGCAACACGTGCCGATGTAAGTGTGATAAGGCAGCTTGAAGGTGTTTATTTCGCAAAGTTTGACGTGACGGCACTTGCCCAACTTGAGCAGTTGACGATGATCTCCGAGAATACGCTAAGAAACGCAGATGCCGCGGTTGCCATACAGACAGCTGTGTACGAGATTAAGGACATGATAAACAAGTCGCAGAGCGGAATTAAGCCAATCTATGTGAATGTCAAGTAAAGACAGGGACACTGTAAGCCAATCTTTATAAAAAATATGAAGATTTGTTTACAGTGCTTCTTGCAAGTTTATACATTTATTCGTATATTTGTGAAACATTTATACAATCTCCATACATCATGAAGTATTATAGGTATTTTATACAAAAAGAGTCGAATGGTTCGCCTGTCAAGGAGACTGGTGAGGATTTTGATATTTTTGAAATGGAGAGCAGTTTTTACGGAGGTAATGAGGCTAAGGATGTCCCTAAGCGCACATGGTATGACGAGCATGGAGATGATGAGTTTGTACCAGACACGCTCATGATGCAAGCCAAGGAACACTCCGTGAAGTTTGGCTACAAGGGAGACAAGTTCTCTGCAAACGCAGCCATCAAGTCATTCATCAACTATCTGTCAACTGGCGGAAAGATGAAAATATATGACGAGTACAACCAAATCGGACGTCAACACGTAAGGTTCAAGTCGCTCAATGACAGCGCAGAGCTGTTCCGTGACGACGATGGAGATATTCTCGTATTTACTGTCAACTTTAAGGTGAACGACCCAGTCACCGACATAACGCTAAAGAAATGACAAAGTGGTCCATATATAACAGAAAAGGAGATGTTCTGCATGAGAGCGTAACCGAGTTCGACGGAAACGGAGAGGTTGTCCGCCAGGATACGCTTGAATATAGCGGGAAATGGATGGGAGAGTGCTTTGTCACCGTCTCTTTCAAATCCGCATATCCCATCGACTTTCAGATTGGCGACTACATAGAGTACAGAGGAGAGCGGTTCTGCCTCAATTATGACCCATCGGTTGTCAAGAAAGCGCGCCGCGGCTCTTATGGAGAGGGGTTTGTTTACGACAGTGTGAAGTTCAACTCCTTGTCGAATGAGCTTACCGAGATGCGGTTCCGTGACTGGGTTCTGTCCGACAACCAAGTTCATTACACGTCGCTTCCTTCGTTCTCGTTCTACTGCAAGGATGTTGACGATCTTGTTGACAGGTTGCAGGCGAACAGCAACAGATGGTGCAAGTCAAATGGGTACGCCAATGAAGACTATTGGATGTTCTACACTCTTAGGAATAAGACTGTAGGAGGAACCGACGACAAGGAGCAAACGCAGACTACAAGCGAACGCACATTGGAACGTGCAAGAAGCGTGTATGACAATGATGACTTTGTTTCCTCTGTGAAGGAAAAGTGGATTAAGGCTTACGGTCTTGGAAGCGACTATAAGGACAGTCGTGACGACGAGCGCTATGACAGGAATGTGTCTGTAAGCGGCCAGACTGTATGGGACGCCCTGTCGCTGATCAAGAAGGAATTTGGCCTGAACTTTATCATCCGTGGAAGAAATGTGTTTGTTGGAACAGTAGGAATACCAACAAGCCATGTGTTTAGATATGGAAAGGGGAATGGGCTGTACGAGGTTGACAAGACAGCGGACCAAGACCAGGCGGTTGTAACAAAATTGCACGCATACGGAAGCAACGAAAATCTTCCTACAAGATACTATGCTGAAGTTGGCACAACACCTTATGGAAGAGTCTCTTATATAAATCACAAGGACGATGTTACGTCAACAAGCACTCCGCTCGTGAATGTCACGCTTGACCTCGCATGGTCGTCGTCGTATTTCAGCACAAAGCTCGAAAACTCGCAGTCAGATTCCGACATCAGGATTGTTGGCGTCAAGGTTAGCGACATGACTGCAAAGGGAAGGGTGTATGAGCTGAACGGAAAGGTATGCCTTGTTGTTGGCTACAATGAGAAAAGCAGCGACCCTGACAGCAACATCGGAAACAAGGACAATGTTTTCAATATTATAAGGTCAATTGCTATAAATGAGGTGTTTGAGTTTGTTGAGGGCGTAAACAAGGATTCATTCCCATCAGACCACAAGAACTACGCTTATGTTAACGGGATGCCGAACAATATGGCCGTCAATAGCTTGATGCTGCCAGGCTTTCCCGTATTTGCACTTTCCGAACTTTGCAAGTGTGAATACGATTCGCAAAAAGGTGAAACACGATACTATATAAGAAAGGACAAAAGTGGTTCTGGTTGGATATTGTTCCATACGGAAATCGGCGAGCACATCGTTACTTTCTCAAACGACTGCCATGACCCGTTTATCGTGTCGCAAAATGCGGATATTCTCGGAATAAGAGAGGGCGACATATCTTGCACAGAGGAGAATGATGACAACGGACTTGAGAAGGTCTATCCAACCATAGAAGACATGGTTGGGTCTGACGCAGGGTTGGCTAACGATAAGAGACTGGATGAGGTTCTTTCTGCCGACACCATTGATGACAACGGAGTTTATCCAAAGACGCAAGAAGAAGATAAGATACAAGGTTTCAATATCTATCTCCCAGAACTTGGTTTCGACCTAAAAAAGGCCGCAGAGGATGCTGGTGGTACAAACATGAAGATTAGCATGAAGGACGGCTTTTGCGGAGGTCGCACCTTCGATGTAACTAACGCCGTATTCAAAAATGACCGCTGGGAGCTTAGGTGTAAGCGTTCGCATGATGCCGACCTTGACCTTTGGTTCCCGTACTCATACGCTAAATCGGTTAGCTCGCCGGAGGCTTCCATGAGCGGCGCTTATCAGGTTCAGAAAGGAGACCGGTATATCCTGACAGGTATATATGTCGACGATGTGAATTACGTATGGGCGGCGAGCGTAAGGCTTCTTAGAAAGGCTATTCATTGGCTATGCAAGAACGACTATACTACATACGTGTATTCTCCAAAGATTGACGAGATTTACATGGCCGAGGAGGCTCTTGCCGCAGACGCTATGGGCTTGACAAGCATACATGACAGCATCAAAGAAGGCGATGTTCTCATTTTTGGCGACAATGATCTAAAAATTGACGGAAGCGTCTATATCGACCAACTTAATATAAAGGAGAACGGCAACAACGGAATTGCGACATACGATGTCACTTTGCGAAACGAGGTTAATGTTGGCACAATCCAACGAATACAGAACAAAGTTGACTCACTTGTTACAGATGTCAAGTCAGGAAAGTATTCAAGTGGGTTTACGAGCGTTTCACAGATAGAGGCGATTATTAGGGCGTATGGACCAGAACTATTCTTGTCGCGCATTGCGTCGGACGTTGCGAAAGGATACATAACGTTTGAAAGAGGACTAAAGAGCAATGGCGACGTTTCTATTGAACAGGACGCCACCATCGGCGGCGACCTCGACGTGACCGGAAACACCACGCTGACCGACGTGGTGGTTGACCGTGTGCATGACGCGAAGTCAACGCCTGCCGAGCGTGTCATCATGGGGGCGCAGGGCTTCGACCTCTATATGGGCGAGGATGGCAAGAGCCATCTTTACATCGACTACCTCACGGCCCGCACCAAGTTCTTTGCGGCCTCTGCCGAGGTGCGCAAGGTGAGCTATTCGGGCGGCACAACGCTCTTCTCCAACGCGGGCAGCACCATCATGAAGGTGGTGGATGTGCTCAACGAGAGCAAGGCTGTGATAGCCTACAAGTGTTACGCCTTGGCAGACGACGGCACGACCAAGACGATGAATTGGTGGCATCCTGGCATGATGGCCTTGTGCCAGACTTTCAACGTCAAGGCTGGCGACACGGCCAACCTTGCCAACCGCTATTACTGGCGTTTGGTTGTTGGAGTAGGCCAAGAAACGCTCAACGATGGCAAGCTATACGATTACGTCATTCTCTCGAACAAAAAGACCTTCGTCGGCAACGAGGCCGTGGTGCCCGTGGGCTCTACGCAGGTCATAGGATGGAACGGCCACCCCTTGGTGTTCGGCAATGTGGCCATCGAGGTTGGCTCTAAAGGCGGCATGGAGAGCTTCGCTACCGTGGTGGCCGACTATGAGGGTCTGACCAACGACGAGTCGGGAACGGCCATCGTCTCCCGCGTGTTCTACGGCTATGAGCCTGCCGCCGATGGTGGAGAGCCCGACGCTCCCCAGCCCTACGATGTCATTGTGCAGGCTGGCGATCAGGTGCAATGGGGCAAGTATGGCAACCTCATTAAGCTCACAACCTCTGTGGAGGATGGTGTTGATGCTGCCAACGCGTCCTCCATAGCCATGTTCCACAACATGGGAGCGCCCTACAAGGTGGGCGGTGGGGTCAATCCATATCAGTGGAAGACGCTAACGTCGCTCGACTCGCCTGAGCTTGTCTTAAAGAACGCCAATAACTTCAAGTTCTTCACCGACGATGATCCCAACAACATCATCGACCCCATCACGGTTTCGTATGAGATAAATGCGAGCGCCGATTTCATCATTCGCAAGCCTACCACGCAAACGGCCACGCCCACCGACATGACCTTTACCGTCACAAAACGGATGGGCAACAAGACGGAGGATGTCACGGCCACCGTCAATCTCTTTGCCGACTACACTACAACCGACGGAGCAACTAAGGCTGATGTGCCCATCAAGCGCCTGTCCGACATTGGCGTGAGTTTTTATGCGCTCGCCTCTGTTTCCGTCAAGGCAAAGGATAAGAGCGGTGGCGATACGCTTGCCACTCTCAGCATCCCTGTCTTGTCGGATGGCGCACAGGGTAGCGCAGGAGCGCAAGGAAAGCCCGGTCAGGATGGCAAGAACGGTGTTGACGGAAAGCCGGGGGTTGACGGTAAGGATGGCAAGACCCCATCGGTTATGTCAACCACCTACAAGTATGCGGTTACGGCTACTGCCGTAAAGCCTGCCGATAACGCTTGGCAAACCACCATGCCCGACCCTTCTAAGAACGAGGGCAAGTTTATGTGGACCAAGACCACAACTACTTGGAGCACAGGCGATGCGACCGACACCTTCACTTGCACCTATGTCGGCAAGGATGGCGAGAATGGAACGAGCGTCACCATTAAGGGTACGTTTGATAGCGTTGACCAACTGCCCACCACGGGAAAGGAGAATGAGAGCTACATCATCGCTGGCGACCTGTGGGCTTATACAGGCACGGATAAAGAGGATGCCGAGAACCATAACGGATTTACCAACATGGGCCGCATCAAGGGTGAGGATGGCAAATCAGCTACCCAATACTATATTCATACAGCATGGATGAAAGATGCGGATGGCACAGGATTTACCATCGCTAATCCGCAGGGCACGGCCTATCCCTATATCGGCACACTCATCGACACCAACGACAAGGACTCGTCTAATTGGCGTGACTATAAGTGGACCTACGTCAAGGGTGACACAGGTTCAAAAGGCGACAAGGGCGACCAAGGTGAGAAAGGTGAGAAAGGTGAGAAAGGTGAGCAGGGTGAAAAAGGCGAGCAGGGCTTGCAAGGAGTGAAAGGTGATAAGGGTGAGAAAGGCGACAAGGGTGACCAAGGCTTGAAAGGAGACAAAGGAGAGCCGGGCGAGCAGGGTATCAAGGGTGACCCAGGTAACGATGGCCAGCCCGGCAAGGACGGCACCAATGGCACCGACGGCAAGGATGCCGTGGAGTTTGTCATTAAGGATGCGCCCATGGTGTTCGACACGGCAACCGATGGCGTTGTGCCCACCGGCACGAGCAAGACCGCAAAGATTTACGTCTACCGTGGTGGCGCGAACGTCAGCACCCAGCCTATCGCAGGCATCGTTGACCAACAGGGATGCTCTGACGCAAGGGTGACGAAGTTTTCCGACCATTTCGAGGTGACACTTGAAGGCCGCCACATCAAGAAGGATGGCGGTGTGAGCGTGACGAGCGGATATGTCGCCGTGCAACTCACCTATGATGGCAAGGCTTATGTGCAGCAGGTGCCGTTTCTCGTTAATGTGGCCAAGTTTACAGGCATGGTCAGCTCCAACAACGCGGAGCTGAGCAGCAAGTACACCGAGCTCACGAATAAGCAGGCGCAAACCGCCAAGGATGTGACGAACTTGCAGACTACGCTTAATGGCGTGCCTATCAAGAGCAACGACGACCTCACCAAGTACACCTCGGAGATTAAGCAGACCGCACGTGAGATTTCTGTCGAGGTAAGCTCGGAGGCCGTGCGCACAGGCCGTAACATGCTATTGGGTTCCGATTTCCACCGTCAGGGCTACGGCTATGCGCCCAACGGCACGGCCTTCACGGAGAGCAACCTAAAGATACGCACCTACGATGGCTTTGCCGGTTGCAACTCCCTGTTCATCGAGCAAACGGCCATCGGCAACAGCTACGCAGGCGTAAGGTGGTCCGATGTGCCCGTTACGGGAGGCAAGACCTATGTGATAAGCGCTTGGCTCAAACGCATGAGCGACACCTTCGGCGAACGATGCTCCATCATCGTGCATGAGTATGCTGGCAACGGCACGACAATAGCGAAGAACAACTCCTTCACGGCGCTTGATGCCGATGCCGACCCGAAGGGCACGTGGCGCAAGAAGGCGGTTACTGTCACCTTGCAGGCCACCACAACAAGGGTGAACGTCATTTTCTGCCTTGGCTCAACAGGCGCTTTCTCGCTCTGTCAGCCTATGATGGAGGAGGGCACGGAGAGCAACGGGTGGACGCTCGCTCCTGCCGACTACGGTTACATCATGGGCAACCGTATCGTGGGCAGCTTGGCGCTCACGAAGAACGCCACCTCACTTGCGCAGGATGGCTCTACGGCAAGCATCGCTGGCCTTTATGGTTCTGTGGTCACGGGAACGGATGGAGTGGCTATGGTGGAGCGTGACGCGCAGGCCACCAAGACGCAGCTCGCCATTGTGGTGCAGGGCTACCTGAAGGCCAACACCGACTATGTGCTCTCGTTCGATGTTCGCCGCATCGACGGAAAGGACGATGGTTGCGCGTTTGTGTCGTTCGTGCGCAAGGTGCTCTATTCGGAGCTTTACTCGGGTAAGGTCTCCATCTACTCGAAGGAGAACGGCAACGCCACCGAGAGCGGCTACTTGGAGATCAAGCCCTCGGGCGACTGGCAGCGTGTGTGGGTGCATTTCCGCTTGGCAGCTGATTGGACGGACGCAACGGGAAAGAATTTCAACATCGGCGTGTTTGGCGGCAATGGCACGGGCAACAGCATCCGTGCGCAGTTCCGCCGCCCGAAGTTGGAGGCGTGTGCGGCCATGACCGAGTACACCGACGCGCAGGCCGACTACATCGAGGACGAGAATATCTCGAAGAAGTTGCGCCGTACTGGTATCGACATCACCAATGAGCGCATCACGCTCGATGCCAAGAAGACCACCGTCACGGGCGACCTGACTGTTCAGGGCATCATTACCGACTCCACGAGTTATGTGGATATGGACGGCACGTTATGGTCGCCCAACGACGTGGGCGAGCTGGTGAACACAAAGAAGAACCTCAGAACTGTCGATGGTGGCGTGTTCGCTCCCATTGATATGACGGCCATCAAGAGCCTTCAAATACAGACCGCCGACCCGTCGGCCTTGGGTGCAACAGGCATCAATCCATCGCCTGCCTTGGTGACGCTTCCTATGTATGATGCGGTGAACCTCGGTTGTGGCGTTACTATTCCTGCCTACCGTCGTTCGGGCACGCATGTGCTCATCCGTAACGGTTTCTCGCTCGCTTATGGTATGTGGGCGAAGAGTGCAAGCTGGGGCAACGCCAACAATAACTACACGGCCTTGCGGCAGAACATAGCCAATGCGGCTGTCTACATCTGCACAGACCCCCGATTGCTCGCCCTCGACAACTACAAGTATGCCACTCCCACCATCACGCCCGATGGTCAGGATGACAACGGGGCTTCGGCCACCGCCGAGTGGTTCAAGGGTGGATGCTTCCTCAACGGTCGCCGTGGCCGATGGATTGCGCTCCTGCCCGGTCAGGAGATAGAGTTGGTGTCGGTCATTACCATGTGGCAGACGGGCACAAATACTGCCGTGCCCTACCTCGCTTGGTATGTGGTGGGCGGCAGCAATATCGACTGGCTCGATAAGCTTATATCTATCCGTCCGGCTGACAGCGCCTACAATGGCTATGATGGCTATTTCGAGCAGGAGATAACAGGTGGGCAGAATTTCGGAGTGGGTTCTATCGACAAGTACCGTGACGCTTTCTTCGGTCCTCGCCAACTGAGCGACGGTTACGTAGACGGTCTCGCCGCCCAGACGGTGGTCGTCACGCTGTCGGCAAACGAAGCGCCCTATCTCTGGGTTCAATGACAAGCATAAAATCCTATAAAGTATGAAGAAAATAGTAAAAGGCAACGATTTCACGCTTCGCATCCCCGTGAGCCGCATGTTCAATGGGGTGGCCGAGCCGTTTCCCTTGCCGGGTTGCACCGACATCGTGGTGAACGTGGTTAGCAGCTACCGCCGTATCTCCCTGCCTTTCTCCATCGACGTTTCCGACGACCACATCATCAATGCGCGTGTGGAGGGCGACGCTATTCCCCGTGGCATTTACGCCTTGGAGGTGAAGGGCAAGTTCTTGGGCAACGACTGGCGAAGCAACGAGTATGAGCAGTTTAGCATCGTGGACAATAACGCTTCGGGCGACACGGCCTTCACACCGCAGGAGGGCGAGGACAGCGTGCTCATGAACACGGCGCTTATCATCCTCGCTCCCGATGTGGCGCTTGGTGGTCTGATTTCCGATGCCGAGAAGGCCATCGCCAAGGTGGACGAGAAGCTGACCGAGGTTGACTCCACGGTTGGCGAGGCCGTGCGCAAGGCCGACACCGCCACCGAGCAAGCCACCACGGCGGCAGCCAACGCCAACACGCAGGCCGACCATGCAAAGGCCGTGGCCGAGGCTGGGATGCGCCTGAACCAATCCGTGCAGACGGCTGAGAACATGCGCATCCAAGCGGAGAAGGAACGTGTGCTGGCCGAAGAAGGGCGCAGCACGGCAGAGTCAAAGCGCCAGGTCGCTGAGAGTGGGCGCAACGATGCCGAGGTGTCGCGTGTGTCGGCAGAGAGCATGCGCAAGACCGACGAGGCAACACGCATCCGTCAGGAGAAAGAACGCAAGACATCGGAGGAGGAGCGCATAGCCAACGAAACCGCCCGTCTTAGAGCAGAGGAGACGAGAGCTGCCTCTGAGCAACAGCGCGTCTTAGACGAGCAGGCTCGAAACGATGCCGAAGCCGAGCGTATCAAGGCGGCCAAGGAAAACAAGGCGGCCACCGACCAAGCGGTGAAGGACTGCCAGCAGGCTGTGGCCGACGCTAAGGTGGCCGTGGATTACGACCCTGACACTTTTTCCATCGTAATAACAACAGGAAAGGAGGAGTGAGCACATGACAGATTCTTTGAACACCGTTAACGTCGTGGCCCTCACCGAGGCAGCCGACCTCAAGGATGGCGACACCCTGTTGCTTATTCGCGACGATGGGCAGGGCAACAAGACCTGTTACCGCATAGAAGGCCGTTCCTTCCGTGGAAAGAGCGCCTATGAGGTGGCGAAGGAGAATGGCTATACGGGTACGGAAAGCGACTGGGCGGAACAGGCCGCCAAGGTCGCCAATTTCGACGTTGATTTTGACCCTTCTGATGGGAGTTTAGTATTCACTAAGTAAAAACAAAAACAATCAAAACAGATAAGATATGGCAAAGACACAGACAAGGGTGAAGGTTATCTTCACAAAGGTTGGCACGGCCTACGATGCCACGAAAGCCTATCGGCTGCACGATTATATCGTGTTGAACGGTGTTACGGTCTACGCATGCAAGAAGGTGGATAAGACCACCATGACTTGCGTTGGACACCCGTTGACCGATACGGACTACTGGGATAAGTTCATCGACATGGAGGAGTTCAAGGCCGCAGCGGAGAAGGCCACCACGGCGGCCACTACGGCGGCCAAGAGCGCAACCGATGCGGCCACGGCGGCCAACATCGCCAAGACCAACGCTGATGCCGCCACGAAGAAGGCCACCGATGCGGTAGGTGCGGCCATCACGGCAACCACCAACGCCAACACGGCAACGCAAAAGGCCAACGACGCGGCAACGGCTTCCGAGAAGGTGAACGCCACCATCACCGCCGAGAACGTGTTGGAGGTGACTGACCGTGAAGGAGTAAAGAAAACACTGGAGCTCCAGTCGCAGGCCGACGCTACGGCAACAGCGCAGCAGGTAACACAGAACGCTTCCGATATTGTGAGTCTTCGCAAGCGCATGGACCTCTTTGGCGACGCAATGGTTGGTTTCGCTCGCGTGAGCAGTGACGCTGACCCGAAGCCTATTCCAGAATTTGTGTATGGAGACCGCAATCTCATCCGTGAGATTGGTAGCCATTTTAAGATGGGAACCGTGAAGCGTGTCGGCAACGAGGCCGTGCTTCAGCACGAGTGCGCCCCTGGCCGCATAACGCTTGCCTCTAATGGAGATACAGTTGCTGTTGACGGCACAGAGGGCGACTTGCTCATGTACGTCGATACGGATGTTTATCTCCAAAAGTACAACGCTACGGTGAACGGGAAGGAAATGAGCTGCATGGGTATCGGAGTTGTCCCAAGCTATTGGATGGGCCATGCAGCAAAGAAGTTCGAGCCTTTCGCTATGTCTCCTTTTTACACAGTCAACGCAAAGCTCGCTGGTGACGAGCGTGAGTGCGCCCACAACGTTATCAGCGACAGTGTTATGGGGTCATATAAAACTCCAAATGGACTGTTAAAGGAGAATTTTAAGGTAAACGGCGGCGGTTTCGCTTCACAAGGAATTAGTGGAGCCCGATCCATATCTTTAGCCCAAAACAAGAATGCGGATAGTAGCACCAACTACCCTTACATGGGTTGCTACTACGAGTTTTACGAGTTGTGGCTTACTATGATGTATGCAGAGTGTGGAACACTCAATACTAATAACATCTATTGCATGGGTACTGGTTGTACTCGGAGCATGCCTGTTACAGATGCCACATGGAACGATGAGAAGATTGCGGCTAACTCAGGAATAAAGATCATTAAAGGCGACGGAAGTGTAGTCGCATACACTCATTTGATGGATAATAAATTTGCGAAGGGTTCTTCCACAAATATGCACTTTTTAGATGGCCTCGTGGGTTCAGACCACTACTCATTCACCAAGAACGGAGAGGCCATAATGGTTCTTGACGCTATTTCAAAGGGTGACTTGCAAGAAAAGGTTGGAGATGCGTCAAACGTATTTTATTTTGACACGAATGGTTCGTTAGTGTGCTCTTCTGACGGTAGCATCAATTTGACAACAGGCGCAGGAATGTCTACAAACACTCGCTACTACATTGTGCGTGACGTACCAAACTGTCAAGGTATTGCTGAAGGAGTGCTAACAGCCGTCGTGAACTGCTATATAAAGATGAGCTTCGCTGATGGAGTTACTTTCAAAGGAAATAGCTTGACTGGAGCTTCTGCTATTTGCAAGTTCTCTCATTCTGTTTATCGTGGCAAAAGCTCTCCTCTGGATGGTATGTACCAACAGTTGAGTGGTGCTCTATTCGTCTCGAGAAAATCGGGCAACAAGTCATACACCAAGTTTTACTGCGCAAAAAGCTGGAAGGATTTACCTGCGTTGACAGATGGCTCTTCCTATACGGATATTTCTAACATAGAGAGCCTTGATGCGCTTAGAGGATTAACCACTTCGGTAGAAATCTCGCCAGGCCAAGGCTGGTCGAAAAAGGCGAACTATCAGTTTTCGCTTTTCTGTAGCGTTAACTCAGGAGGGGCACAGAATACTAACGAATGTTTTTCTTGCACAAACAATGGTTACGCATGGGGTGCAGGAGCGAATGGGGAAGTTGGCGAAGGGAAAGCTTGCGCAAACGCTTTCAATGTCGGATGTTTCGCTAACGGAATTTCAGCATCCGTTCGCTCTATTGAGAGCAACGATGCGTTCTCTTTCAATTCATATAGCTCTGGCGCATTCTCTGTTCCTCGGCTCGTGTTAAAGTAGTTTCAAAAAGATAATAAGTCATGGATAATTCAAGACAGATTTTTACAGAGCGCCAGCCAAAGGTAAGCGTGTGCGCAAGTGGAAGGGCTATGGTTGCCCTCAACGAGGCAGAGGTCAAAACCTCCGAGCAAATCGCCGTTGGTATGACAGATGATGGCGAAATGCTTACAGAGGAACGTACCTCGAAACAGTATTCTTATGACGTGTATTGGCTTGATGATGTTGGCGTTTCAGGCAACGCATTAAAGGCAGCTAAGAAAGCCGTTGTCGCCGAGATAGAGGCTTACGACACGTCGTCCGCCGTGAACGGATTTGTGCTCAACGGTGCGGTGGTGTGGCTCGACAAGGCGACAAGAGTCGGACTGATGAACTCCACCAACATCGCCAAGGCTTCGGGTAGCGCAACCACGACGCTGTGGCTGGGCGGCGAGCGCATGGTGGTGCCGTGCGACAAGGCAATTCAGCTCCTCTCGGCGCTTGAAATGTACGCCCTCGGTTGCTTCAACGTCACGGCATCGCACAAGGCTGCCGTGGAGGCGATGACAACCATCGACGAGGTGTTGGCCTACGACTACAAGCAGGGCTACCCCGAGCAGTTAAAGATGGAGGTGTAGGCTATGATGGTCGTCTGTCCTATCTTCCTATACGCCGTGACGCTCCTGAACATAGCGCTCTACTCGCGCAACATGGGGCGGCCCACGATGATCAGCGAGATGTATTACGGCATGGGGCGTTCGTTGCTGCTGCCCTGCTTGCTGGTGGCGCTCGCCCTGTCGTTCCTGCCTACGATGCTCGCCCTCGGAGGCCAGCAATGGCTCGCCTTCCTAACTTGCATGGGCTTGGCCTTCGTGGGCGCAGCCCCGGCCTACCTGAGCGAGGGCGAACGGTCTGTGCATAAGGGGGCCGCCATCGTGTCGGCCTTTGCGGGCACGCTGTGGTGCCTGACGATGGAGCCGTGTGTGGTTGGCGTGGCCGCCCTCATGGCCATCATCGCCACGCTGACCGACCGACGGTGTTGGCTCTTCTGGTGCGAGATATGTACCATGACCGCCGTGCTCGCTACGGTGGTGATAAAGACCCTCGCCTCATGATGCGCCTCTTCCAACTCAACAGGCGAGACTGCATTGGTCTCGCCTGTTGGTTCCTCGCCTCCCTCGCCATCGGTCTATGGTCGCTCCCGCTGATGGTAGGCCGTGAGCTCTACCAATGGCGGCGTTACCACCTACCGCGCTTCGAGTGGGAGGACGTGGCGAGATACGCCGTGGTGATCATCGTAGGGTGTGGGGTGCGATTTTTATTGACAAGATAGCGCAATTATGAAAAATATGTAGTAATTTTACAAAAATGAAACAAAACTAAAAAGCAGGATATGGAGAATATAGTACAGATACTCACCTTGCTTGTGTCAAGCGGCATTGTCGGCCAATTGCTTTATTACAACTCACGCAAGCGAAAGGAGGCCGCATCGGCCCAGAAAGACGAGGACGCTAACGCAATGGCCTATGCGGTGGAGTGGAAGAACCTCTACACGCATGAGCATGACGAGCACATGGCCGAGCGCACGAAGCTCAACGACAAGATCGACTCCCTGTTTGAGGAACTGAATAAGCAACGTGCCCAGATCCGTCAGCTCAAGGACGACAAGAGTGCGCTTATGCTCAAAAACCACGAACTGGGATGGTACGAGTGCCGCGTGAATGGCTGCCCCAAGCGCCAGCCTCCGCGTGACTACGGCAAGGAAGAAACAGACTAACATAATTAGGTATGAAAGCAAGTGACATATTGATAGCGAAGATCAAGGAGTTTGAGGGTTACATGTCTCGGGCCTACCGTGATGCGGTAGGCGTGTGGACTTGTGGCTATGGCCACACAAGAGGAGTGAACGCAAGGACCTCATGCACACAGGCACAGGCCGACGCATGGTTGCGCGTAGACCTTGATCCCCTCGAAAAGAGGCTGAACGGCATCAAGGAGATTGACTCACAAGGAAAGTTCGACGCTTGCCTTGATTTTTGCTTCAACCTCGGCTTGGGAAACTTCTTGCGCTCGACCCTCCTAAAGACAATCAAGGAAGGCAAAGATGACAAGCGCATCAAGGCCGAGTTCATGCGGTGGGTCTACGCAGGAGGCAGAAAGCTCGATGGCCTTGTTAAGAGAAGAGAATGGGAGGCCGAACGGTTCTTTCAGTAACGTTAAAAGACAATAGCAATGAAAAGATATTGGTTACAATGGCTCACGCTCGCTATGCTGGCCGTGATGCTCATGACGCTGACAGGATGCAGGAGCGTGAAATATATCCCTGTCACGGAGTACAGGGACAGGTACGTAAGCAAGACGGACAGCTTCGTTAAGACGGACAGCGTCTATCTGCACGATAGCGTTACAGTCTTTGCGAAAGGCGACACCGTCTACATTGCCAAGATACGCTTCAAGGATAGGTTCAAAATCGTCTACCACACCAAGACCGACACCGTAGCCGTGCATGACTCCATACCCTATCCTGTCAAGGTGGAGGTAGAGAAAAGGCAGTCGGCCATCGACAAGGTGTTCGTATGGCTTGGCAAGATGGCAGGCATTTTGTTTGTCGTGTTCACCGTGCTCATCGTGTATAACCTCGTCAGAAAGCATTAGATGAAAGTTCTTTTAGTTTTGATTTAGATAGGTTCAAGTTAGTTATTAGTTAGGTAGTACTTCTTTGGAGAAAGAAGATTGTTGATTCAGGATTTATCTCAGCCTTGCTTGCCCGTGACGGGTGGGCAAGTTTTTTTTGTTATGCACGAAAAAAGGCGACGCAAGAAGCACCGCCTTTATCAATTGTCAGAAACGTATCTTACAGCAAAGCACATTTCTCGTCAAACTCATACAGATACTCCAAGAAAGACTTTGTGTCGAGGAAGTAACTTGGGTAAGCCTCCTTTATCTCGCGTATCTTGTCAATGGCAACCATGAGTGCCGCTTCATCCTCATTGATGGTTGTTTCTATCTCGCTAAACATCTCGGTTGCTTTCTTGTAGTCAGCAGAAGGATATACCTTCGCGTGTACTATGTGCCTAACGAAATCAATAGTAAGCACGCAGTAGCCACGTTCATCTTCATCAAGGTCACTATTCACGGTGACGCGCAAGGCCTTGAACTGCTCTACAAGTTTCAGTTCCTTGTATCTGAAATACGCATCGCACAACTCTTTTGTCGTACAACCATCATACATCGCCAACACAGGCTTGTTCTCCTCGCGAGAGAATAACGCGCTTACGAGCTTGAAGAACCCTCTCCATTCCTGCGCATTGTCCATATCAGCCTTTAATGTCGTGTTTGATATGAGGCTTGCTGTCTCTACTGCCATTGCCCAAGAGTGTTGCAGCCGGGTACGGATTTGCAACTCCACGGAAAGGCCGTTGTAAGTTTCGTTCTCAGAACGATACTGGTAAACGTAATGGATGCTTCTGTAACCGCTATCTTTCGGGTGAACTACATAATCATACGACCTCTTTAAGGAGAATTTAGATGGAGTAAACTTGTCAAGGACTTCCTTCACCGCATCAAGTTCCTCTATGCTTGAAAAGACAAACCTCAATCCGCCAATATCTTGCAAGCCCCCGAGTTTAGTCCGTTTCGCTGCATTGTTGCGCAATTTCTCTTCTATTGAAGTCATTCGCTTGATGCGCATTGAGGAAAAGGCATAATGCGTGTTGGTGTCTGAGAAAAGCTGAACGATTTGCTTATCCAACTCTTGCATGACAAACAGGTGCGTGTCACGCCATTGCTGAACAATCGCCACAGCTTCCTTTCTCAAAAAAGGGTCAGAGCCTATTAGAGCATCTCCAGCCCTGTCAAGTTTGTGTCTCGTGTAAAGCATTGCGTGATTGATTATTTAAGTTGACTTCGATTTCGCTTGCAAAGTTACATTATTATATGCAAGTTTACAAGTCTTGTGATTATTATTACCGCAATACCAAGTGTTAAACTTCTCAAACGGCCTTTTCAACCAAAAGAAAATTATTACCTTTGCAAATGTCAATCTGACCAAAGGAGGAACTTATGACAAAGGAAGAGGAAGGCGTTATCCTTTCATTCATGCAAGGAAAGGATGTGAGCGAGGTATTGTCGTTGTTGATGAAGAACGGCAACAGGTATTCAAGGCGCATATTGAAGTTTTTTATGTGGTTCTGCAAGTGGGTACCCATAGTCATCATGTGTTTTCACGCTTATGGCATGGTGGATTTCAGCACTCATCCGAGAGAAATGTTCCTCCCATACAAGGAGAATACGGCCTGTTACCTGTTCATCTACTTTATGGTGTATGTGCTACCGATAGTCATTATCTTGGCCTCCCGTTTCTTTTTCCTATGTTGGAAGTATCGTGTGCCGTTCTTTTATTATTTTGGAGTGAACGCCATCCACATTTGTTTCGGTAGCATCTTTACGACAAATGAAATGATCATGCCTCACTTTTGCTTGATGGCAATGATAGCGAGCATGTACCTGTATGGCATGGCCGACTGGTTCTTGAAGAACACTGCGATCGGAAGAAAGTTTTTCTCATAAAAAATGCTTGCTGGGTATGAAAAAGATGTTCAACTATTACACCTTGGCCTTGATACTGAAATCGCTCTATGAGAGCTGCATGAAAGCATGGGAGCAACAACAGAAGGGTGAGAAGGTAACGGCCTGTGGCATGAGCGACGAGGATATTGACGAGTTGTGCCAAGACATCCTCCCCAACATGCTTAACCCTATGATGAGCACCGAGGAGGTGAAGGAGAAGCTACGTGTGAGCGACGCCACGCTTAACAGGCTTGTGGCCAAGGGCGACCTACCGAATGGCGAGTGCAAGAGGCGTGGGCATACGAGGTATTGGAAGAAATGGGACATTCTTCATTTTCTACGAAACAGAAAGAAATGACAGAAAGCTAATAGAGTTTTATCAATGCACCATAACTCGTTGATGATCAAGCGATAACATGATGATAGAAAATTGATAGAACTATGATAGAAAAGAAACAAAGCAAAATAAAGCATTTGCCTGCCTCGTTTTGAGGTGGGCTTTTTGTTTCAGTAGTAAAGGATTACTTTACAACTGAAATGGCGAACATGTTAACGTAATAGGCTTTTCTTAACATGAGCAATACAACGTGTTAGCAAATTCCAGTTTTGTTAACATGATAGAACCGCCTATCACCTTATCTTTCTTATTATCAGCGTGTTACAAAAAGTGTGAGCGAGTTATACACTTATCCATTATGAAGGACTAACTTTGCCTACGTAACGTTACAATAGTGTTAGTTCAAATAAGGTATAACAAGAAAGATTGTATTATCATGGATATGACAGATGCAAAAGTAGTAGAGAAGAAAATCTACGAAGATGGAAAGAAAGAGTATGCCAGCAAGGGCTTGGCAGGAACAGCCCTTGGCATTGGTATAGGTGGCCTTGCGCTCGCGCTTCTCAACGGAGGTGGTCGAGGCGTATTCGGCTCCCTCGGTGGTGGCAATATGCCCGAGAACGTGAACATCAACGCTTATGGAGCTAACGCAAGCTCCAATCAGCCAACCGCCTTACAGGTAATGGAGAAGGAATGCGCTGACGAGGTGAAGCTGCTTACCGATATGTTCGGTTTGAAGCTCGACACCGCCAACAAGTTCTACGCTATGCGTGAGACAGACATCGCCGAGAAATTCTCTATGTACAAGGGTGGCGTAGAGGCTATCAATGCCGAGAACCGCCGTGCTATGCAAGCAGAGTTCGGCCTGTATAAATCTCAGATTGATGCGGACTTCGGCCTCTACAAGAACCAGCGAGACAACTACGACAACTTGCAGGCCAAGTATTGCGAGCTCGACAAGAAGGTGGCCGTGATGGAAGCCCTCACTCCCTACAAGGAGAAGCTGATGATGGCTTACGTTAACGAGAAGACTTGCGACTGTATTCATGGACAGTTGGTGCTCCCCTCTACGCCAGTTGTTTCTGGTTACGGGAGTTACGGTTGTAACTGCAAGGTCGCATCAGCGCCCTCCACAGGAGCGTAGCAGGTCAGCGAAGAAGTCCGTAAGACGGGCCAAGAAGAAATGAGTTGGTGAGGGGCGTTTGCCCTCGTTGGTGGACGCCCTCTCACCTCTCCATAAAACATATCACCAACTTAAAGATATTGATCATGATGAATTTCGCAAACAGTCCATTGTTGGATATGGGCACAGGCCAGCAGCCGCAGATGATGGATGCTGAGTTGCAGAAGATATACGAAGCGCTACAACAAAAGCGTGCGTCCATCAACATGCAAGCGCAGCAATCGCCAACCCCTTTATGGGACGAGATAGACAAGATAGAGGACTCGCTCACAGGCGCCCAAAGGAAATACCTATCCCAAAACAAGGAGTATGTCGATAGCTTGCAGTACGTTACAAAGCTCGTGCAGGACGAGGAGCTACGCATCATACGCCCACGAATAGAGGCGACGCAACAAGGACAGGAGGCATTGAGAAAGCACCTGTCTCTCATGCAGAAATTGCGCAAGGAGGTAGCTCAGGCAGAGGAGCAGAAAACCGCCTTGCTCAACGACTACATGGAAAACCATAGCGATAAGACATGGCAAGAATATCTCACCATGATACAAGGCAAGAAAGGAGGAGCTAAGAAATGAAGATAGAGGCATTGAAAGAAAAGCTCATGTCGTCCGTTGACCTTTGGGCAGACGCACAGATTGACGATATGGTAAAAGGGAACCCCATGCTCGCCATCCCATCTGTGTATATAAAGAGGGCGGCCCACAACATCATAGCCAAGAACAAGGGCAAATGGAGCGAGCAAATAGACAATGCCGCCCTGTTCATAGCTGACGAGAACGGAATTGTTGATGCCGGGACAGTGTTCGATGACATGATGCAGATGTTAAAGGCCATCGACGACTACCAGTTTGATATCGGTATTATCCATGGGCATATCGGAGGTGGCATGATAAGCATCGACCTTCCTGACAACATCGCTATGACGTTATTGTTCGGGAGCAAGAGAAGCATCAATATCACGACGGAAGACTTTGCCGAGCTTAGATCGTTGCTTACGGATTGATCGACAAGAAACCATAAACCTAACAACAAATAACCAAAAACCATGAACGAGACGTTAAACAAAGTAATGGCCTGTGACGACATCAATGCCATCAAGAATGTTGTCGCCATCATGGCCGAGAGCGCAGAGGAAGGCATGGACGGAAAGTCGCGCCTCTTGATGTTGAAACAGATTCAATCCGAGATTTCCGGTTGCCACTACGACGAGCCGCTTTCAGGACTTCACCTGTCCCTTATCGGAAGGATGTGCTCGAACGATGTACCTATGCACTACTGGGTACTTAAAAAGGAGCAGGGCGTGACCGTTTACGACTGGCTTGTGCTTTGGGGAGAAATGGAACGCCGGCACGGAAAGAAGATACGCCAGTGGTTTCCCCGTATCACGGACGACGAGTATGGCGATAAGCTGTTTGACGAGTGCAAGGCTTTTCTTGAGAGCGGAGGCGATCCGTTCAGGGACTTAAACCCGTAAACGCAAAAGGGGTGGCCGCCTGTTACAGACAACCACCCCTTTGTGTGTTATTTACCAATGTTGCAAACTATCTGTTATCTCCACTACCATGTAGCTTTCCTCGCAACTGACGCGAGTGTAGCTTGTCGTAGTTCATCTTGGCGATGTCTCCGAGCTTATATCCGATGTCGTGCGAGAGGGTTGCGATATACCAAAGAACGTCGCCAACCTCCTTGGCTATCTCTTCTTTGCGCTCTTCCGTAAACACGGAGTTGTTGTCGCGAAGAACCTTCTTCACCTTGTCAGAAACTTCTCCAGCCTCACCTGTCAGGCCGAGCGTAGGATAGATGATTGGCTGAGGATAGATAGCCGTTTCCATGGCCATTTCCTGATACTCATTGAGAGTTAATTCTTTCTTTTCCATTCTTATTCTGTTAAAAGTTTGCTTAGCTCATCAAACGTAGGGCTTCCGACGTTGAGAACGAGCCCGTAACTTAGCCTCATGGCGCTTGTGCCATCTTGCTGCTTAGCGACGCTAATAACGGAACTCGTACTCACAATGTAGTCTATATAACTGACATTCGACTTAAATTCAGGCGTTGCCTGTATCTTTATAAAGTCACTCATTGTTCGCCTTCTTATCTTTCTGCATTGAGTGGCGTGCGCATTTGAGCCACGATTGGAGGTTAATCTTACACTCGCTCGCAAGGTTAGCCTCTCGCCATTCTGCATACTGCTCATAGGTAACTTTGTCCTGGATGATGAGCGCCATTTCCTCGGGGGTAAGAAAATCCGTATCGCCGAAGTCGCACAATCCTCTACATACGCCACCTATCCAATATGGATCTCGAGAGTCATCAAACAGTTGCTCGTTGATGACATTAGCGAGTCTTTCGCATGCGTCCCAATAATTCACCACCGCAGCGATACCATTGCCAGGACGGAACTTTTCGTCCGAGTCGTTGACTTGTTGCAAACCGATTTGCATTCCAGGATTCTCCACTTCGACCTTATACATGGCGAATGACTTAAAGCAAGGTCGGCTATAAAACATGGAGCAAAGCTCATCGAACATAGTTGTTGGGATTTGCTCTTGCGAACAATGTTCTGTTGAAATGAGCTTGTCGTACAACTCCCAGTCAATGTATTTGCCCTTGCATCGAACGAAATGCTCGTCGGGTTTCAGCACACCAACCAATAAGTATTCCGCCGCGACGATACCTTTCAGTCTGCGCCAGTCTTTCGTTGCCTGCGCCTCGTCTCCGATTCCAAAGCAGAACCCTTGGGCGTTTGACTTGTTGCCTTTGTCCGCTTGAACATCTGCGTTGATCAAGCCTCTGTAACTAAGGAATCTCATTGCTTCTTCCTTAGACATGAAACGGTATATCTTCTTTGTTTTCATACTATTTATATCTTTGTTCTCTCATCATGTGTCTGACAACGATGCGGAAAGCACGTAACATACGTGGATTTCCTTGTGTGAGCAATCTTGCAAAATTATCTCCATCAGGATTGTTATAAGCATTCAAGAGCTTCTTGGCTTGTCTTAATTTCATTTGCGTTCCTCCTTCTCCTCGTACTCTTTCAGCCTGTTTAGCAGGCTTTTGATTATAATTTGGTCACACTCGTTGAGTCTGCACATTTTCTCGTATCTCTCAAACAAGTCTTCAAACATGCTCTGTCGGCCTAATCTATAATAAGACACTCCGACTATAAGCACGTTAATCACAGTAAGTATAATAGCTATCATATTTCTTCTAACGTACTCCTTTTGAAGTTAAACGCATCTACGTCGCTTGTCGAGAAACCGCACGGCTTAATCTCGGGGCAGAAACCTCGGTAGAGGCAGTTGGGGACACAAGCATTCGCAAGGAATGGTTCAATCTTTACCAACTCTCTAATTGCCTTCATCCATAGCATACGAGTAGTTCCCTCCGCTTTGCTGCACAAGCGCACACGGGAGATATTGATAATCTCCTGGGCGTTGACGAGCAAGCGCATATTCACTGGATCACTCTTCTTCTGCTCGTCACGAGGCTTCATCTGCCCGTTGATGTCGGGACGTGAGGTTGACACGAACGGCTGGGCGTGTACGTGGCGACACAGGTGTACGCTTGCATAATATGGGATGTCGTAGAAATCGATGGTGAACTGGAGGCAGCGCAATGGTGAGTGCTCGGCCTTGATCATCTTCTGCTTGAACTCATTGGATGGCTCATGGTCAACCTCTGGCTTGCGTTGCGTGAAGCGTGCTGCGTTGAGCACATCCTTCCATGAGGTGACACGCCTGACGACAACCCTTGGCGTTGCAGGCTGCACCTCTTTTACCTTCGACTCACCATCTTGTACGATGATGTTCTGCTGCTTGATGTTCGCTCCTGTGTTGTGGAAATCTCCACCGAAAATATAAAATTCGTTTGACATAATTGAATGTTATGATGTTTTTTGTTGTTAGTCGCTGTATCTGTCTGACATGGCACGGAGCCAGCTTTCGACATTATTAAAGTCCGTCGAGCGGAAACGGAAACGCTTGCCGTGATATGATATTTCGGCCACCCATCTACGGCGTGTCTGGCTTACCCATCCCACGCCTTTCATAAGTCGGCCTTGCGTTCCACGTCCGCTCTGCACACGCCCCTTGTAGTTGCGCTGCTCCTCTTCGTATATGCACCCTTTTCTTCTCATCTTACTTCTTCGGTTATTGTTATTGCTCTTGCGAAATAGGCTTCACATTCTATACACTTGCCTCTGCGGTCGTTCTTGTGGTTGCGAAATCGGATTTCGTATTCGCCGGTAAGAAACAAATCCATATTTCGCTTTGACGAAAGGGCAAGCTCGATGATTGCCTTGTTGTAAGGAGCGTCTTTTCCTTTTGTGATTTGCGGGAAGCACTTTACGAAAGCCTCCGTAGCCGCCCTCGCACCTTGGAGGTAAGCGGAATACTGTTGCACTCTCCGAAGGTCAATTGGTGTGTTTGAGTCAGTCGCAACTTGTCTTATGACTTCAAAATCATGCGCAGCCTTGTTGTTTTGCTTATTCATGCTTCATCTTTTTTATAAGATATTTGTGTGGTTAGCCTATTCGGCCAACTGCTTGCGCACCTCCTCATAAAGGCGCTCCAACTGCCATCGGCTGAGCCACACATCGGCAGTACCGACGAACACATGATACTGGCCACCCTCGCGGATTATCCGCACGTCATTTTTCTTCTCTACCATTTTTTCTGTCTAAAAATTACTTGTACTCTACGGGCTCATCGTCCCAAGTGAGGTCTCGGCCTATCAGCTTCTTGATTGTGCCTTGGGGCACTGTTATGGAGAATCCTTCACGGTCCTCTTTTGGGACCCAAAGATTGAAGAACCTTCCCCTTTTGGGCTTGCTCTGGAAGATAATCTCTGTTCCTTCATTATCAACTGCAAGCCAAACTGTTGTCTTGGTAGTTGATTTTCTTTGGATTTTGTCCAACCATTGAATAGTCTCCATCACAGCGGAGGATGCAGTTGCATCATCTAATGGCTTTTTATTACTCATTGTCCTGTTTCTTATTAACGTTCCCAAACCGCGCCATTGCAGCCATAAGCTCTTGCGACAAGACGTTCTGTGATTGGCCATTCTGCTTCTCTCCTTGCTGCCTTGCCGAGGCAACCTGAAGGAGTATCTGTTCTAATTGCTCTTGTGTCATCGCTCTACATAATAGGTGAGGACATTACTTCCTCGTATGTCTTAGCAAAAATATAAGGCTTGCAAGGATAGAACTCTCCGTTTACGCCCTTGATGATGTAATCATTAAGAGAAGCATACATATCGCCTTCAAGTGTTGGGATTATAAGAACTGATTCATGATTCTTTACTTTACCTTCAGTAAACTCATCAATTTCGAATAAGTTTCCACCATTCCACTGAATAGCCTCAATGGTGACTGGTTTCTTTCTGTACTTCTTAATCATGTTACTATCTATTTATTTCCTCTCCACCTGTCACATGGAGAGAAAAGTTAATCACTCATCCGCATCATCGTGTGTTAAATCAACGATGTTAAGGTTACACGCCTCGATGATGTCCTGATATAATTCCTGTTCCTCCTCACGTGCCTTAGCCTTCATTTCGGTAGCCATAGCCTTAATGACCTTAAACTGTTCGAGTGTAAACTCATCAGCGGCAACAACTCCTTGCTTGCGAGCGATAATCTCTACCTCGTAACCGTCATAGTAGGTTCTCTTACAAATTGCAACCGAATGGGTGTCCTTGCACATGCCAAGTACGAACTCAATCGTCTTGCAATCAGCCTCGGCCTGTGCAATTTCTTTTTTGCTTTTGTTCTGTTCCATAATCTATATGTTCATTTCCGAATTAAGTCCTAAACCGAAGAGAAGATGCTGAAGTTGATGAACATATTTTAATTTTTTGTTCCAAAAGCCATCTAAAACAAAATAGTTCTCTACAGGAAACAAATCTAATGTTCCAAGCCTAAAGTCCTGATCATCCCATTCCCATCCATTCTTCTCTAAGATTTCAGGAGTGAGGGGTATAGGCTCTATCTCGCCAATAACAATTCTTGAAGAATTGCCATTAGGATATACAAGGGTGTACTCATACTCCTTGGTGAGCTTGTTCACAAACACCTCTTCCACTCTGCACAACTGGCCACTGGCCTTTACCCAATCACCAGGAATATATTCTAACTTATCCATACGTTTTACTTAAAAAATTAAAACAAGAAGTTTTTGGGTTCACGATAATTTTTATGTTCCGCTATCAATAGAAACTGCTGTTGTAGGTTTTGCCTATTGGCTGTTAGTGGGGTCTGGTTTTTTGCCACACGTGCCAAGATATTATCTTGCTCAGCTACACCCAAACAACCTCTTGTTGTTGTTTTATTTACTTTTTACGATGATTATACTTCTTTATAGCATCTTTCTTAGAAGCTGCCATAATCTTAACACCCTTGATAGTGAACTCATGCTGCACTTTTGGCTGACACTTCTGTTTATCAGAGGGGATGTTGCCTTTCGGTGTATCAAGTTTAGGACTTGGACTTTCAAAGATACTATCTTGTGCATAAGCTGCCGTAGCAGCCATTATTAATGCCATTCTCAGTAAATTACTACTCATATTCTTACTCCTTAACTTCTTGAAAGATTATACTCTTGCCATCAGAACGGTTCTCTGGTTCGCAATCAAAACCATCAGCCCAGCCATTTACAGTCGGGTTATGGCATGTTCCATCATGACCAAAGAAACAACCATCACAATTATTCTGCTCAACAATTTCAAGAGTAACAGAAAACCTTTCTCCAACTTTAAGCTCTTTCATATATCACTTATTTTAATTCTTTTATTGCGGTATCTAATTGCCACTGCTTAGAGATATAACGAGTACAAAAACCTTCCAATATCTTTGTGGAATCTGTGTAGGCGAGACAATCTGAATATGCTTTACTATTTCCATTTACCATTACAATATATGGAAATCGTTTATCTGTTGTCTCACCCTTGAAGTAACCAATTCTCCATATATGAGTAATATCAAATTCACAATTTCTGCATAAAACTTTAGCTCCTTTTACAAGATGATTGCCTAAAACATCGTTTCGATAAATCATTTTAGGCACATATTTATCTAACTCTTCGTCAAACTCATAGCAGTCTTGGCAGTAGTGTTTGTCACCTATCTCTTTCCATTTAGAATTTAACGCATAAGATATTGCAGTACTTTTGTCTTCCCAAACGGCACCATCCTCCAAAATTCTCCCACATCTGTCACATACAACAGAGTACATTTCAATTGGCTTAATCATGATTACCTCCTTCCTTTGGCAGTAAATCATCAATATTGAGCCAACGAATAATTCTATTGTTACTCCAAACATCTTTATTTTTATCGAAATAACTTACGTAGTATTTCCCTTTTTCATATTCCGATAGAATCGGAAAGGAACCATGGGGCTTATCACTAAAAGGATGCCACAAGTCCTTCAAGAACTCGTCGATAGCCCACTTAGCACCTTTTTCAAATCCGAACTCAACAAGGAATCCTTGTGTTACATCATCATTGAAATCTTTTCTCAATGACTTTGCAGCATCTTCTATTTTCTTATCGTCTATCATGATCACTCCTCCTTCATGCCGAACGGTGTTCCGTCCAAAAACGTTAATACATCAAAGGCTTGCTTGTAGTCAAGAGGTTCTTCCGAGCGAGAGCCTGACAAGAACACGTTGCACTCGTTGACCTCGGCAATTCCGACGCTCGTATTCATCGGGTTGCCCTTGATTTTAACCCATTCGAATCCATGATGCTGAACGATCTCCCAACACTCCGCACCGTCCTTAAATGGGCGAAATGTCGGCTCGGGCTTGATGCGGTAATCCTTAGGGTGTTCGAGAAAATAATCAACCGTAATTTCGTCGATGTCCTCCCAGCATCCCTCATCAACATCTAATGTTTGGATCTGTCTACCCTCAGCAAGTGCTGTCACAAAGGGTAAAATTATTTTCGCTTCATCTCTATTCATAGTTGTTGTTAATAGTTAATGTTATGTCAGCAAAATTGTTGTTACTCAACCTCAACAGGCTTCCAGTCAACGAGACGATAAAAAGTGTTCTCCTTAATGTTTACTCCATCTACCTTAAAAGCCTTAACCTCCTTGATAGGGCAAGTTACTCCATCAAAATCACCTCTCTCAGTTAAAACGATCCAACAACCAAGCGCACCACGAGCTATGCTATCTTTTCCTGTTACGAGAGCTACACTTTCCTTTCCTTCAACGGTGGCCGCTGAACAGTCGCCTGTGTTGGTGGCCGCTGA